ATTATAAATCTATGCAATTCTTGTAATCCTGATGTTGTCCATGTCCAATATGATGAGCATTTCATGGTTGGTGATTATTTCAATTGCGATAATGTTGTAATGACAACATATTTTGCTTATGCAGACCAAACGTATAAGCACGATGATTATTATAGAAGGATATTTGAGGGTATGCTATCCCTAAAAAAAGCTAGAATGTTTGTGATATCACCTTCGATAAGAGACAGATATCTTGAAAGAGGTTTTGATAAAAATAGAATAGAAGTTGTTCCAAGTGGAGTAAGAGATGATCTTTTTTTGTTTAAAGAGGAATGCGAATATCCCGATAGATCTATTTATTTAGCTAAAATAGACTATAGAAAAAGACAACACTTATTCCACAATATAGAAGATTTATATTTTGCTGGAAATATAGCTGACGAAAGGTATAATAAAAACAACTATCTCGGTGAATGGAGTAAGGATTATCTCTATAAAAACTTAACGAGTTATGCAAATTTAGTTCTTTTGAGCGATGGAGAGGCTCATCCATTAGTTTGTATGGAAGCTATGTCGGCTGGATTGGGATTAGTAATATCAGAATTTGCTACAGCTAATTTAAATCTATCTTTACCTTTTATAGACGTGATTCCAGAATCGAGAATGAATGATATAGAGTATATTTCTGAGATAATAAAAAAGAATAGAGAAAAATCAATCCCGTTAAGAAAAGAGATAAGGGATTATGTAATATCAAATTTTAGCTGGGAAAGTATAATAAAAAATCAATATTTACCTAAACTAATTAAATAATATGGACTTTGGAGTTTTTTACACATGTTATACTGAAAAAAAAGCAGTAGACTATTCTTTAGAAGTTTTATATGGAATATACCCGGAGGTTCCAGTTTATCTTATCTCAGATGGCGGAGATGATTATTCAGACTTAGAAAAAAAATATTCAGGTCTTGGATTTAATATAAAGACATATATCGAGGAGGATTCTAGAGGTCTTATACCCACATTTGGACATAGGGAAGATTTCCACACAGAAGAGATTCAAAAGGCGGTACTATCCTCTGTTATGACATTTATGGAAAGGGTAAAAAGAGCGATAGATTATAATAAGAAAGAATTTCTTCTTGTAATGGAGCCAGATGTTTTGGTCAGAGGGAAAATAACTAATTCAAATAAACATAAATTATTGGGATCTAGAGTTAATTCGGGGATGACTGATGAAATAAGGGATATAGTTAGAAATTACCCTGGATCTATTGATGTTAATACCTGGGGAATTACTCCCGCAATATTTGAATGCTCGTCATTTCTAAAGGTTTATGATATTATCAAGGATGATAATCTTTTACTTAAAAAATTATGCTACTCCGATAGAAGGTTTGCAAATTATGATTTTATGTTTGCAGTATTGTTTGCACTCATAGGGGTACACGAATCGATTAACCCTGAAATAGTCGAGTGCTTTAGAAATCCACATTGGGAGAATAGCTGGCATCCTTTAGTACATCAATACAGAGCTAAGTATCCTCTTTCTTCAGAAGGATATAACGGGACTCATATAATTAATAACAATGGAATGGGGGATCAATGGCAATGGAAAAGATAGGAGCATATTATCAGTGCTACATGAATAGAAATAGTCTGAATTTTGTTTTGGAAAATTATAGAAAAAAATATCCAGAATCAAATGTAATTCTAGTGTGTGACGGCGGATCCGATTTCACGGAGGAATCTATTAAATATAAATGTAATTACATACATGACAGTAAAATAGAAACAGAAAAAAATTTAATATTTAAAAATATTGATTCTGCTAAAAGATTTATTTCTAGGATATCGAATAATATACATCTTATCACGGAGGATTTTTTTATTCTATTAGAGGATGATGTTTATATAATAGAAAAAATAAATTCGCCTTTAGAAAACGATATTAATGGATGCAATAAGAACGAGTTTTTTTCTAATGAGATTTCTGAAGTAATAAGAAATAGAAACAGTAATATAAGGGGTAAGGTTTACTATGGAGGGTTTGGCGGATGTATACTTAGAACTGTTTTTTTTAAACATATTTTAAAAAATTTAGATTTAGTTAATCTAGATCTTAAAATATATTTTGAGAGGTCAAATCCATCCGAATGGGCATCAGATAAAATAATCACATATCTTTGTCTTATCAACGGAGGATCGATAGGACACTACACTGGATTATGTGAAACTTGGTATCCCGATCTCGGCGAAAGATTAGAATTAAAATCAGTTGAGGTTTTACATCAATATAAAGAATATTATTAAAAAAAATATATGCAATTTAATCAAGTAGAATTAGAAAAGGTAAAAAAATATTGGAACGATAGACCTTGCAACATAAGGCATTCTGATAAAGAATTAGGGACGATGGAATATTTCGAAGAAGTTGAAAGTAGAAGATATAAGGTTGAACCTCATATCCTTGAATTCGCTGACTTCCCTTCTTGGAGGGGTAAAAAAGTATTCGAGATAGGGTGTGGTATAGGGACTGATTCTATATCATTTCTTAAAAACGGAGCTGAACTAACATCTGTGGATTTATCAGATGAAAGCTTGAAGTTAACTGAAAAAAGAGTGTCAGTTTATGGATTTAATGCTGATTTAAGATACGCAAATGCTGAAAATTTATCCGAATATATCAATCCTACAAAATTCGATTTAATCTATTCGTTCGGTGTTCTCCATCATACCCCAAATCCAATAGATTCCTTTAGAGAGGTTACAAAATATATGGATAAGGATTCAGAATTTAGAGTGATGGTTTATCATAAAGGTGCGTTTAAGGTTTTTCAGATATTAGAACAATATGATTACGAATACGGAAGAGCTAACGAATTAATAGCTAAACATTCTGAGGCACAAACAGGATGTCCAGTGACTTATTCATACACTCCTAAAGAAATAACAGATCTTCTCAATGAGGTAGGTCTCGAAGTTACCGAAATAAAAATTGCCCATATTTTTCCCTATAAAATAGAAGAATATAAGAGATATGAATACGTAAAAGAGCCTATTTGGGAAATGCCAGAATCCACATTTAACGAATTTCAGAGTAAGTATGGATGGCACTTATTAGTTACATCAAAATTAAAAGCTTAAAAATGTCTAAAATATACATAGATTGTGGAACCCATTTAGGGGAGGGACTAAAGAAACATATAGAAGATTTAGGTATAGATCAGAATTGGGAAATATTCACTTTCGAAGCAAATAGATACACCTATGAATTATTTCAAGAGACTATAAAAAAAGAATATCTCCCACCTAAATATCAATGGGCAAAATGGGATAATATAAAATATTACAACAAAGCTGTATGGACAGAAAACGGGGAGATAGATTTCTACTGTTCAACTACTGCTGATATATCTGAGATAAGAAAGGGTATGCCAGAATTCATGGAGATGCATGATCGAATGGTAGAAAATGGAGATTTACTTATACCTCATCAAAGAACTGACTTTCCTGTTGATGGGTCTTCAACCATACTTCCAGAACACCTTAAAAGCACTATATCAGAGGGTGGTAATTTCATACAGAAAACATTAGATTGGTCCAATAAAACAAAGATCGAATGTTTTGATTTCTCAGAGTGGCTTTCAAAAAATGTGAGGGAATCAGATTATGTAGTATGTAAGATTGATATAGAGGGAGCAGAATTTGAAGTGCTTAAAAAATGTATCGAAGATGACACTTTGAGGCTTATAAATTCTCTAGATGTCGAATTTCATCATTTCTCAAATCATGAATATACGAAGGATTACAATTACATTATGTCCGAGATAAACCGTCTTGGAATTAAATTTAAAATCTGGTAAACATGAACATACAAGAAATAAATGAAAATTTTCATTTTCCTAAATTCAATCTAGATAAGATTGACATAAGAAACGAGCTAATTTCCGCTAAAAAAAGAATTTACGAGGTACAAAATTCAGGAAGAGGGACACAGGAATGTTTTCTTAGCTTTTATCCTGTAGCAAAAAATATAAGATTCGTATCCTCTCATTTCTATAATTCAATTAAAAATAATAGAATTCCCATATTATCAGATACAGCTAGAAGCGGAGAGGATTCTTTCTGGATGAACATGACATCAAGATCTTGGTACCCGTGGCTTTGGATTAGATATTTTAAAGATATAGATACCGGAGAAGGAAATAGAAAATCCTGGGAAAGATTATTCAGACCTATAGAGGATCCATGTATCAAAGAAGTAACAGGGTATAATGATGTTAATCCAGGATCTTTTTTCCTTTATATTGCATGCCTTTCCCATGTATTTAGATTTAATCAAATCTTCAAAAACCTTATTTTTGAAAAATACAAATCAGAATTTCCCGAAGGACCTGTTTGTGGATTGCAGATAAGAAGAGGTGAGATAGTACCAAAAGACGGCGATATAAATAAATCCTGGAAAATAAGGGAGTTATTTACCCTTGATGACTATATGGTCGGGGCAAAAGAAATCTGCGATAAATTAGGAACTAAAACAATCTTCGTTTCGAGCGATTCAAACGAGACGTTAGAGTATTTGAAAGAAAACTACACAGATTACAATTTCATAGTAAATAAATATGATAGAAGTTTATTTGTAAGATTCCAGGGGGATCCTAGCAAGGTTAATCTTGAAAGAGATCTTCAACTAAATCCTAGTCTAATAGAGCATTACACGGAAACATGTTTAATAGATCTTTATATGTTATCGCAATGTCAAGGCTTCGTTGGCGGTATGAGACATTCAGAATATGGAGTTTGTGGATGGTTCTTACAAATGGCAGAACAAGAGCACATAACCCCCTATTATAACTTAGAAGGAAATTTTGAACTTGATGGATTTCCTGTAGGTATGTTATTAAAATAAAAATATGAGAGTAGCTTTATGCCTTTACGGTCAACCCAGAAATTTTACACAAAACTGGAACTTTATCCAGAATAATATAATCTCTCCAAATAATGCGGACGTATTTTTTCATACATGGTATGATGAAAATAATCTAGGGTTTAATAAAATGACCCCAGGACATGAATCTAGATTAGCTGAATCTGGACTTATGTCAATGCTTCCTCAGAGAACTAATGCTAGAGAATTTATTATAGAAAAACAAATTCCATTCTATAGGAAAGAAGTTTATTGCAGTGATGAAAATTTTCATGCATGCTGGCCATGGGCGAATATTTATGATAGGGACTCGTTCTTGAAAGATAGAGTTTTTTCTCATTATAGCATGTGGTACAGCATTAATAGATCTTTACTTTTAAAGGAATTATATTCACAAAAGAATGGATTTATTTATGACTGTGTTATGATATTAAGATTTGACGTATCCCCAAAAAATATAGTAAATGCGGAATCTTTTGATTTGAATAAGATAGTAAGCGGATATCAACCTTTACCTAGGGGGGAGGTTAACGACTGGTTTATTATTTCTAATAATAGTAACTCCAATATAATCTCTAGCGTTTTTTACGCTATAGATTACCACAGGGACAATATAATAAAAGAAGGTGGCATATGGACAAATGAAGCTTATTTAAGAGATCAATTGAAAATCTATAATTTATCAGTAGATTATAAAGATCTAAGTGTAACTTTTTAATCAAAAACGGTATAATAAAATAAAATAATAATAATGAAAATAGGATTTATTGGTTTAGGAAAACTTGGTCTTCCTTGCGCTTTGGCCATAGATTCAAAGGGACATAGTGTATATGGGTATGATCTAAACTCTGATGTTAAAAGAATTTTAGAGGAAAAAAAATTACCTTACCGGGAGGAAGGTGCTGATGATTTATTACAAACACATAATATAAAATGGGGATCTATAAAAGATGTTGTAGAAAATTCAGATATAATCTTCGTCCCTATTCAAACGCCTCATTTACCGAAATATGAGGGAGATACGAGAATACCCTCCGAAAGAGCTGATTTTGATTACGAATGGTTAAAAAGTGGTATTAAAAATTTATCGGAAGAAATAGGAAAGCAGGAAAAGGAAAAAATAGTTATCATTATTTCAACGGTTCTACCAGGAACAATTAGAAGGGATATTAAACCACTTCTTAATGATAAAGTAAAATTATGCTATAATCCATTTTTTATTGCAATGGGGACTACGATAAAGGATTTTACATCCCCTGAATTTGTTTTATTCGGGGTAGATAGCGATGAGGCTTATCATAAAGCTAAAGAATTCTATTCCACCCTACATAATAAACCGGTATACAAGTGTACTATAGAAGAATCCGAAATGATTAAGGTTACTTACAATACTTACATAACTATGAAAGTTTGTCTGGCCAATACTGTTATGGAGCTTTCGCACAAGTTAGAAAACATTAATTGTGATAATGTGATGAAAGGTCTATTCTTAGCTAACGAAAGATTGATTAGTCCTAAATATTTACTAGGTGGAATGGGGGATGGCGGTGGATGCCATCCTAGGGATAATATAGCTTTATCTTGGTTATCCCAGAAAGTTGATTTGAGTTTTGATTGGTATGATAATCTGATGAAATGTAGAGAAGATCAAACAGAATGGCTGTCGAATTTAATACTGGAAAGTAAAAAAGAAACAAACTTACCTATAATTATCCTAGGTAAGACATTCAAGAAAGAAACAAACTTAGTTACAGGTAGTCCTTCTATATTGCTGAGAAACATATTAAAAGAGAAGGGTCAAGAGGTAGACATGTTTGATCCGTGGATAGACCAATCCAAATCTCCACTCTCTGAGAGAGCTATATTTTTTATAGGTACCAATCATGATATTTTTACGGAGTACCAATTTCCAAAGGGGTCTATAGTAATAGATCCATGGAGATTCATAAAAGAACAAGAGGGAGTTAAATTGATAAGAGTCGGGGATTCCACAATAAAAAAATAATTAAATAGCTAAATATGAATAATTACGTTGAAAATTTTTCTAAAAACAAGTTATCAGAATTACATTATGCAATAATGAAAGTATGGGATAGTGAATATGAAATTTTAATTAAAGAAATTTTCGAGTCTGAGAAAATTAAAAGCTTTTTGGATCTTGGAGCTAATACTGGATGTGTCATAGAATATCTTCATGATTTTTTTGATGATGATGTTACTATTATAGGATTCGAGCCGGCGGAAGAAAATTTTAATTTTTTAAAAGAAGTCGTTGCAAAAATAAACAGGAACAATAGATCAAAACTATACAAAAAAGCTGTTTTTTATGGTTCTAAAAAACTTAGAGCCTTCGGAGTAGGAGACAGTAGTACTGCAGGTCTTTTTTTAGAGGGGACACTATCTATAATTAATCCAAATGATCATAGAAAACCAGTACCAACAGAGTATGTTTTTGATTGTACAACTTTAGAGGATGAATTATTTGATGTCGATTCTATAGATCTTTGTAAAATAGATGTTGAGGGGAGCGAGTATAATATAATAGAAAATAGTTCATTTTTAAAAGAAAAAGTAAAAAATATTCTATTAGAATATCACTGGAAAAACGAAAAAGAAATTATGGATTGGCTTACATTGTATCTTCCTTCGCATAAAATTTTTAAATTAGGATATGATAAAAATGACAGTACGAATGGAAAGGAGTGTTCAATGATCTGGTTAAAAAAAATATTATAAATGAAAATAGGTATCTGTATTTCGGGGCAACCTAGAATATCCGATGATGTTTACAATCATAACAGGAATTTTTTTGTCTCACCAGAAACAAACATCTACATGCATCTGTGGTGGGATAACAGCCACAGGGGTAAGGTAATTCGTTATCATTCTTCCGAAAGATTTCAAGACGAAGATCTCGGGAAAAAAGCTTTAGATCTATATTCACCTAAAAAATTTTTACTTGAGGATTTTAAAAAATTTGACTTAACTTTTATAAAATCTTTTAGCAAGGATATGTGGACTGATCTTCCTAAAAAATTTATCAAAATATTTACCCCCTGGGCAATATATTCATATATGTGTCAAGCTTATTCTGTTTGCGAATCAATTAAACTAGCAAAAGAAGATAATACATGCTCTTTTCTACTAAGAACTAGATTTGATGTTATTCTCACCAAGGATATAAAAAGCATAATTTATACTTTAAATCCAGATGATGATAAGATCTATTTTCAATCTTCTATGGAGGGTGGACATAAATATAGTGGAGAACCTCCTAACAATCCCTGCGATTGGTTTTTTTGTGGATCCCCGATCGCTGTTTCAAAGTTCAGTGATTATTGGTTTAAATCATTTCCTCAATTATATACTAACGGAATAATAGAAGCCAGAGATAACTTGAAGCGTACTGCGGAACTTGCCGGATTACAAATTATCCTAGTTGATTTTGGAGCTATTGTTAATCGTCAGTTACATCAGGAAAAAAATTTCGTCCATTGGCAAAAGTATTTAGATGATTTTGATGAACAAACAGGAGAAATTATATCTAATAAAGAAGATTGGCCACACTGGGTTGAATATGTTGATTTTAAACATGTAAAACATTTTGATTGATGAATATTTATTTTTTATCATTTTATACGGAAGGACCGGAGATAGACGGCGGATATAACTTGAGTAATGTTGTGAAAAAAATTAAAGAAAGATTATCCCCATTTTTTTCTGATATTTTTTTATTTAATAAGAGCGATTTAAAAGATATCGACGGAAGTGAACTATTTTGTAATTCTTACGATGAAGAACTTGAAATGAATCCGAATGCTAATAAAATAGGTTATTTTGATTTCAAAGGATTCCTAATAAGTCATACGCTAAATAAAATTCCAGAGGGATCCATACTAATATACCATGACGGGAATTTTGAAAAAAATTCACAGTACTGGGAAAGTGATTGGGAAAATATAGTGGGATTGTCTAATAAATTATTAAAAGATAATAACAGCGACATGTTTTTCCAATTTGAAAGAGAGGGTGTATACGTAAAAGAATACGTAAAGACATACACGATAGATAAAATATTTCCAGACCCTACAGAAAACTTGATCGTTAAAGACTGTATACTAATAAATGCAGCCAGGATGATAATGAGGAATACTGATTTCAGTAGAAACTTCATAAAAGAATATACTAATTTGTGCATGGATAAAGAACTTGTTGCAAAAACTCCTAATCCAAATCCACACCCAGATTTCAAATGGTCTTGCGGTGATCAGGATGTTCTGAATTGTCTAATCTACCGGTATATATTAGATGGGAAATTCCCACCGACATTTCCGATTTATTCCTTCATATACAGGATTATGAGAATTGAAAATAGACCTTTTATGTGGGAGGTCTATAATAAGGTCCATAATACTGGTATATCTTCCCATTATAACCACAATCTTATACAACATTTAAACAGATAAGAATGAATAAAATAAAAGAATTGTTTAGTCTAGGTGACATTTACGTTTCAGATTTCATAAAGGATGATGAATCCCCAAGAGGTGATAGGGTAGATCTAAAAATGATGCTAGAAGAATCAACTGGGGCAGTTAGATTAGAAAAATGTGCTCCGTTAGATTCCATGTACGGAAAATATTGGTATCGATCTGGAATCAATCAAACAATGACTAAAGAGCTTTCCGGAATAGTAACAAATATATTAGATCTCGTTAAGCTTAACGAGAATGACGTATGGGTAGATATAGCATGTAATGATGGAACACTATTAAGTTATCTTCCAAAAAAGATTATTAGAATAGGAATAGATCCTGTTGACGATTCATTTAAAAAAGAATCCGAAAAACACGCAGATCTAATTATTCAGGACTATTTCACTTACGAGGAATTTGCTAAGTCAAGATTTGGAAATTCCAAAGCTAAGGTTGTTACCTCTATTGCGATGTTTTATGACCTGGAAAATCCGGATAAATTTATAGATGACGTGAATAAAATTCTAGATGATGATGGTCTATGGGTACTTCAACTTTCATACACCCCTCTGATGATAAAACAGATGGCATTTGATAATATATGTCACGAGCATATTTATTATTATTCTCTATTTAACATGAAAAATCTACTAGAGAGGAGAGGATTTAAAATAGTCGATTGTCAGCTTAATGATATTAACGGGGGATCTTTTAGAATCTACGTTATGAAGGAGAATGGTAATGCCAGTAAGTTTTCAACTCAACCAAATAGAGATGTTTGTGAATTTAGGGTAAATTCTATACTTGAATACGAAAGAACATTAAATCTCGATTCGGTTGAAACATGGACTAAGTTCTACGAGGACATAAAAGAGCTAAGAGAAAAAACTGTTAGTTTCATAAAGAGAGAAAAAGAGAAGGGTAAAAAGATATGGGGATATGGTGCTTCAACAAAAGGTAACACCCTGCTGCAATACTTTAACTTAGATAATACACTGATAGACGGAATAGCAGAGAGAAGTTTTTATAAATGGGGTCTTAAAACAGTTGGAACAAATATTCCTATTTACTCTGAAGATGATATGAGGAAAGAAAATCCAGATTATCTTTTAGTTCTTCCGTGGCACTTTATTAATGAATTTAAAGAAAGAGAATCAGAATTTCTCAAGAGAGGCGGTAAATTTATAGTTCCATGTCCTAAGTTTGAAATTATAGGTATCTAATGAATATAGTAATAGGTAACACCTCACAGCAATCGAATTATTATCCGGATGACTATATTAGGATATCTTCCAGAAATATTGACTTTGATTATATCTCTAGTGAAAGATTCGAATCCGCTTTTTTAACTTTTGCAGAGCAAAGGATATACGAAGAAAATATAGATTACATAGGTCCTAATTTTAGATACACTCTGGAGGTAATAGAGAAGCTTCTTGATAAAACTGACAAGGTAGTTATCTTTACTAGCTGTGAGCTTTGGTCAAATACCTCGGGGGTTATAACAAATCACACCAACCCTGATTTTAATATCTCCAATCAATATGCTCTATCTAAATTATTGCTTTTTAATGAAATTAAAAGATTGAGAAATTTAGACAGCAGGTATAATAAGGTTGTTATTGTTCATCCGTTTTATTTTAATTCTGTATACAGGAGTAAGTACTTTTTATTCGGAAAAATATTTGACTCCATAGTGAATAAGAAAAAAATCGAGGTAGGAAATCTCAATTTCTACAGAGATATGGTGCACACTAAATTTCTCGTAAAAAAATCCATAGAACTCGATAAAGATTCAATGCTTGGATCTGGTAAACTTTTTAATGTTAGAGATTTTGTTATAGATCTATATGATAGTTTTGGAATGAACTATGCTGAGTATGTAAAAGAAAATCCTAATTTAATACCCAACGATAAATTAATTAGAGCTGATGTTAACTGGGATTATTCTTACCAAAATTTATTGGAAGATACTATAGAAGATTTAAAAAATAAGATAAATGGTTAAAGATATAGTTAAATGGATCAGTGATTATTCAAAGAATAATAATTTAAGACCTCTCGTGGTAGGTATTTCTGGAGGTATAGACTCAGCGTTAGTCTCAACATTATGTGCTATGACTGGGATCGATACTTTAGTTGTGTCTTTACCTATATACCAAAAGGACGATCAATTATTAAGAGCAAGAAATCACGCTAGATGGCTTTCCAAAAAATATGATAATGTTGAATTTATAGAAAAGGATTTATCTGGATTATTTGAAAATTTTAAATTTATATTTTCAGAAAACGAGATGAATGAATTATCTCTAGCCAATTCAAGATCCAGATTAAGAATGATTACCTTATATCAGATGGCAGGATCTAAAGGGGGAATGGTTATCGGAACGGGCAATAAGATAGAGGATTTCGGGGTAGGGTTTTTTACTAAATACGGGGATGGGGGAGTAGATATTTCACCTATAGGTGATTTAACTAAAACACAGGTTAGAAACCTGTCGTCGGAATTGGGTATAATAGAGGAAATAATATTAGCAGATCCCACTGATGGGCTGTGGGAGGAAGATAGAACCGACGAGCAACAGTTAGGAGCTACATACGAAGAACTTGAATGGGCTATGGAATTTTCAGGGAATCCTATAAATCTTAATAAAAGGCAGAGGGATGTTTATGAAATATATAGTAAATTCAATAGAATTAACAAGCATAAAATGATCGGGATACCTGTATTTAAAATTATACAATAACATGAAAATAGGGATAATCACAATAGCTACTGGGAGATACAATCAATACGTTCCCGAATTATTAGAATCTTGCGAATCTTTCTTCCTCCCTGACCACAAAAAAACTTACTTCGTATTTACAGATGGAGACATCGAGTCAAGATCTAATGTAGTAAAAATACATCAGGATAAATTAGGATGGCCGTTTGATTCAATGCTAAGATTTCACATGTTTTTAGAAATAAAAGAGGAGCTTTTAAAAATGGACTATATCTTCTTTATGAACGCAAATAATCAGGTAGTCAGCACAGTGGATGATTCTATACTTCCTGTAGATTCAGAGTGCGGAATTGTAGCAACAATACATCCGGGCTTTTTCAATAGAGATAAAATTTCATATTCCTATGAGAGAAGACCGGAATCTTCCCTGTGTGTTAATTTCGGGTCAGAAAATAATTATTATCAGGGATGTTTTAATGGGGGAAGATCTAAATCTTTTATAGAAATGTCAGAGTTACTAAAATCAAAAATAGATACAGATTTATCAAATAAAATAATACCCATCTGGCATGATGAATCTGCACTAAACTGGTATCTTGTAGATAAAGATCCATTGGTTTTAAATCCTAACTATGCATATCCAGAACATTTAACCAAAGATCAGATTATAGATAATTTAGCAGAAAGAGGCATAACTATAGATAATGAGATGAGTTCAGAGATTATTAGTATTACTTCGGATGATCCTCATTCTTTTGTTAGCCAATTTGGTACTGTGAAGATAATGCAAAGAAACAAAAATAAAGACGGAGGTAAACCCTATTTAAGATCATAGTGAATAAAAATAAAAACAATGAAGGATTTAACAAAAACAACATTCATAATTCCAATAAAAGTAGAGCATTTCGATAGGTACAGAAATGCTAAGACGGTTCTCAGTTTTCTTAATCACCATTTCAAAACTAATGTATTTATTTACGAATCATCAGATTCGGGTATTAAATTAGATTTTCTGGATGAGCTTAAATCCCTTAATATCAAGCATTGGCTGGTTGAACCAGAAGAGATGTTCCACAGAACTAAATATCTCAACATAATGCTAGATGAAGTAGAAACACCGGTGGTTGTTAATTATGATATTGATGTTATACTAGATCCTGACTTATATCTAGAATGCCAATCTGATATAATTAATGGCGACTCAGATGTTGTTTATCCATACCATTACGGATATGATTTTCATGGACAGAAAATGGTTTTGGCAAATATAGACTTAGAAGCCTTCAGGGAGTCAGGATTTAAAACAGATTATATAACGGAAAGGCCAAATGTTTTTAATAACTTCTATTCTGAATATGGTCATTGTATATTTTTTAACACCGATGTTTATAAAAAATACGGAGGGGAGAATGAATCTTTTATCAGTTATGGCCCGGAAGATAAAGAAAGAGGGGAGAGGTTTTTAAAGCTTGATAAAAAGGTTTTTTGGAAAAAATTCAGATCTGTGTATCACTTTGAACATTTTAGAGGTAATGATAGCTCTCCTGGAAATAATTACTATACAAATAACTGTAAAGTGTACGAGTCAATATCTTCTTTAAATAGAGAGGGGCTTTTGGTGTATTACTCTACCCAAGAGTATTTAAAAAAATATAAAACGATAGGTAATGAAAATATTAATAACGGGTGATAAAGGATTTATAGGGGGTAACTTATCCAAAAGATTTATAGATTTAGATGATACTGTATATCAGATTGACATAGATGATTTCTACTCCAACAATGATCAATGGACTAATGAGTTAGTATCCACATTAGATGACATTTGTCCCGATGTCATTTTTCATGTAGGAGCGTGTTCAGATACCTTGGAGCAAGACGTTAACCACATGATGGAACTAAATTATGAATCAACAAAGATTATAACGGACTGGTCGAAATCTAATTTTAAAAAATTAATATACTCATCCTCCGCAGCTAACTATGGCAGTGGTAATTATCCGTCAAATTTATATGGATGGAGTAAATATGCGGCTGAGGGTTATGTAATATCTAATGGAGGATTAGCACTAAGATATTTTAATGTTTATGGACCGGGTGAATCACATAAAGGTAAAATGAGCTCTGTTGCTTTTCAGGCATATCTAAAAAAACAGAAAGGGGATATCGTTAAACTCTTTCCTGGTGAGCCTAAAAGAGACTTTGTGTATATCGAGGATGTTATTTCAGCTAACATATTTGCTTTAGAAAATTATGAAGTTTTAAAATACAATTGGTACGACGTTGGATCTGAATCTGCTAGAACATTTGAGGATGTTTTAGTTAATATGGGGATTTTAAATTGGACTTATTATTCAGAATCAGATATACCTAAAGGATACCAATTTTACACAAAAAGCTCTAAATGGATGCCAGGTTGGAGTCCGAAATATAATATAGAAAAAGGGCTAAAAGAATATATCAAAGTACTAAGCAATGAGTAAGATATTAGTAACAGGGGGAAGCGGATTGGTAGGTAGTCAATTCAAGGGTAGCCAATTTGAAAGGATCTCAACTAAAAACGGGGATTTGAGGGATAGAAAATTTGTATCACGATTAATGCAAAATTCTAATTATGAAGGGGTAATTCACTGCGCAGGTAAGGTTGGAGGGGTATTAAGTAATTCTCAAAAACCTGCAGAGTTCTACCATGATAACATTATGATCAATACAAATGTTATTGATCAGTCGATGAAAAATGGAATAAAGAAACTTGTGTTTTTTTCTTCTACCTGTGTGTTCCCAGATAAAGTTGAATATCCACTAAGTCCAGATAAAATACAGCTAGGACCACCACACCCTACTAATTATGCCTATGCATATGCTAAAAGAATGGGACAGGTTCAAATACAAGCATATAAACAACAATACGGGGTTGATTATTTCACGGTAATCCCGTGTAACATATACGGACCTGGAGATTTTTATAATCTGAATGACGGCCACGTGATTCCGTCTCTGATTCATAAAATGTATCTTGCGCATCAAAATAACAGTGACTTTGAAGTTTGGGGTAGTGGAAATCCTTTGAGGGAATTCATATTCTCTGAGGATGTTGCTACTATCACAATGAAACTATATGAAGATTATAAAGGGGAGGACCCTGTAATAATATCAACATCAACCGAAATATCCATTAAGGATATAGTTTACACCATGTCTAAAATATTTGGATTTAAGGGGAGAATAGTTTTCGATTCAAGTAAGCCTGATGGACAGTTAAGAAAACCAAGTGATAACTCAGTACTTAAGTCGATGTATCCAGAATATAAGTTCACGGCATTTGAAGAGGGACTTGAAAAGTCTATCGACTGGTTTATTAAAAATTACCCAAAAATTAGGATATAATGGAAAATAATCAAATTTTTAAAAGAGAATATAGCGAAATCTTAGTTCTAGGTGATGGGGTAACAGAGGTTATCAATCCAAAAAATTTTTTATGGTTCTCAGATACTATAATAGAAACTGGGACATGTTCGGGAGCAGGAATAGATAGATTTTTAGAAGCTGGATATGGTGACATAAGGAGCGTAGAACTAGACCGGAATTGGTTTGAAATTTCATCTAACAGATTTAGATCTAATCAAATGGTTAAGATATTGTTTGGAGATTCTAGAGAAAAAATGAAAGATATGCTTCCAGATAAACCTGCAGTTGTTCTTCTAGATGCACATCCGGCTGGACCTGGAACTGCGGGGCATGAAGATTTCATCAAACATCAGAGTTCTGGTACTTTGGATCAGTGCTCATTTCTACAAGAAAAAATAATATACGAGGAGATCTCTATTGTATCTAAAAGCGATCATAAGCATTTAATAATAGTGGATGATCAACATTCTACAGATCCTAATATAATTAATCTTTTACCCGGATATCAGTTTGAATTGGTTAATAAAAAATACTTAGTTTGCATCCCTAAAAATTAAAAAAATGAATAAAAGAGCTCTTATTACTGGGATTAATGGTCAATCTGGAAGTTATTTAGCTGAGTTCCTCCTTAAAAAAGGATATGATGTATACGGAACAATAAAGAGAAACTCGGTTTCTGAAAATCAAACATCAAGGCTAGACGAGGTTTATGATCAGATAAAAGGTAATTTAATATACGCAGATCTTTTGGATGTACCATCGCTTATACATGCTTTAAAGATATCAGATCCACACGAGATCTACAATTTAGCAGCTCAGTCGCATGTTAGAATCTCTTTTGATCAGCCGGTTTACACCGCACAATCAACAGGTATAGGTGCCCTTAATTTAATAGAGGCGGTGAGAATCCATAATCCTGAAATCAAAATATATCAGGCATCATCATCAGAGATGTTTGGAAATTCTATAGACCCTGATGGGTATCAAAGGGAGACAACCCCGATGAATCCTGTCTCCCCGTATGGGTGTGCTAAGGTCTTTGCTTATAACATATCTAGGAATTATAGAAATTCATACAATATGTTTATTAGTAACGGGATTCTATTTAACCACGAATCTCCGCGTAGGGGCGTTAATTTTGTCACTAACAAAGTAGTAAAGGGAGCGGTAGAGATTAAGATGGGATTATCGGATAAGCTCGTTTTAGGCAATTTAAAAGCGTCTAGAGACTGGGGACACGCCAGAGACTACGTGAAAGCAATGTGGATGATACTTCAACAGGAAAATCCAGGCGATTTTGTTTGCTCCACCGGGATAAGCCACACTGTAGGGGATTTAGTTGATTATGTTTTTGATAGATTACAATTAGATCAGAGCAAGCACGTAATTACAGATGAAAAATATCTTAGGCCTGAAGAATTGGAGCATTTAAAAGGGGACTCAAGTTATTTAAGAAAAGTTACAGGATGGGAACCAGAGTACACTTTTGAATCTATGTTAGATGAGATGATTGATTATTGGGTCTTGTATTACTCCACTAAGTAGAAAGAATTCATACAAAGTTAAAAAGTCCATTTATATGGACTTTTTTTGTGGATATATACAAGAAAAAGTTTTTACCATGAAAGTTTTAGATTTCAGATCTTATCATAGATTGAACGAGGATTTATCCGCTTCTACTGGCGCAGTAGACCAAATTTTAAATCTTTTTTTCCAGGCTTACGGAAGTTTAGTTACAAAAATAGGTGACTATCCAGATGCAGTTAAGGATTTAATGGATATAGCTAAAGAGAAAGACCCAGCTAAAGCTGGACAGCTTTTCTTGAATACCTTAAATAAGCTTGCCTCTAAGGTTGATGCCAAGTATAAAGAAGCAGCGGATCAAATAGTCTTGGCTGGTAAGAAAATGAAAGAGGCATACGATTCTGCACTGCAAACAGAAGAGGGTAAGAAGGATTTAGAAAAAGTGAAAGAGGGGGTATACGATAGAATTATTGGTTATCTCGATTCACTTAAAAAAGTGGCAGCAGAAGCACCTAAGCCAAAAGAAGATTCTGCGGATACCAATGAAAGCTGGGAATACGAAGAACAGTCACACCTCTTTCTTTTTGAGAAGAACACCTTCTCTGAATCAAGAGAGGAGATAATAGCTGACATAACACCTCAGTTAACTTTAGCTAAGGATTTATCTAAAAATCCTGCAACTTCTGGTCTAGGATCTAAATTCAAAAAAATAGCTTCTGATCTGGAGAATCTTCAGAAAGAACTTTCACAAGAAAATGAGGTTAGCTGGAAGAAAATGAAGCGTAGAGAAAGAAAGGACAGAATAGAAGAAATAAGGGATCTAGTTAAAACAGCAAAAGATGATCTGATAGCAACTTCACTTGAAGGTGTAAAGTCTCTAGGAATAGATAAAAACGTTTTGTCAAAAATTAAAGAAGCCTCTGATCTTGTAACGGATTCTGTAAAATTAATAGATGCTATAGATAAAGAGGAAGCGGTGAAAAACGAAGAAGAGAAGAAAAAAGAGAAAGAGAAAGAAGAGGCGGATAAGAAAGATAAAGAGGAGGTAGAAGAAACTTTCACTGAAATTAAAAGTGGAAACTCTGAAAAAGAAAACCTGACTAAAAAAGGTAAAAACAAAGAGGTTATTATGAAAGCTCAGGAAATGATAAATTCACATCTTCCGGAGAAAGAAAGAATAAAGGCAGATGGCCTTTATGGTAATAACACAGAGAAAGCCATTAAAAAAGTAGCAGATATGTACAGTAATCTTGCTCCTGATTTATTAAAGAGCGTAGATGGTAAATCAATGACCCCTGATTTTCAAAAATTCCTTTCGAAGATGGAGAAAAACAAGGATAAGGTAAAAGAGCTTTTTAAATAATTATACTTAATGCCTGAGAATATACTTAAATTTAATTCCTTCACAAACGGCACTTCTATGTTTATGCTGGAAGAAAACGGGGATAAAAATCCTCGGTCGGATGACTCTGCTTTTTCCTCGCAGGGGCATTCTTTATTTTTTACAGAGGTATTAAATTCATTAGATTCTTTGTTCTCTATAGTGTTAAGCGTGGAGGAAGATGAGGGCAATAAGCAAAAAGAGATACTAAAGTATTCTAATGCTCTAAAGGGTTTGGCCACTAAGGCTGATGGGACTTTAGAGGGGATTAAAGAAGTGTGGGATACTATCCAAATTTTAGCTTCAAATATGCTTCCCTCCTCGAGGAAAAAAATAGAAGGAAGTGGGCCTATACTTACGTTAAGAAAAGAGGTAGATGATTTAAAATCCAAAAAAGATGCTGGAGATATTACGGAGGAGGAATTCAAGGAATTACTTTCAACAGCTAAAAAAGATGCTATCGAAGCGTCAAAGATGGATCCATCCCTTATAAACTTAAATGATTATGCTCAAGCGAGTAAACTTTTTGATCAATCAATAAGTAAGTTTAAATCTGGAGCTTTTAAGGAGCTAGAGCGTGTGAAAGAAGCTTCTGAGAAAGATAAAGATTTTTATCTATCACAAATATCAGATTCTATACAAGGAATTTTAAGAAAAGAAAGGTCAGTAGAAACAACTAAGGGAAAAGCAGCGAAAAGAAGATCTGAGGAAAAGGAGAAGGCTAGTGCAGAAGATAAAAAAGGATCTGGAGATATTCAAAGCTTAATAAAAAGCAAAGGCGGGTCTACAGAAAATAATAAACCAGCAGAAACAATCAAGGAAAAAAGATTGGTAGAGGATTTTGGTGGATTTCTTCAATCTGCAGGTGGATTTTTAACTGGTGTTAAACAAGGATTAAAAGGCGCGGTAGATAAAACAGTATTCGGTTCTAATCCTAAAGATGAGGTCACTGCTAATACATTAATCTCAGCTGCTGAGTCGCTTAAGTTTTCAGTTATGGCTATTGCAACTGAAATAGATAATGTTATCGCTTTTGAGAAGAATCTCACGAATGAACTTGGCAGCGGGACATCGCAAAGGGAGATCTCTGCTAAAGAAGACGCTAAGGCGATGAGTGATTTTTTAAGGGAAGTGTTTAAGTATGTTTTACCAGAGAATATTAAGACAGAAATAAAGTCACAGCCATTATCGAAGATTAAGAAAAAAATAGACACTTATTCCAAGGATTTACAAATTATGGTTCGTCCAGGGGGTCAGCTCGATCAATTTAAGGATAGGGTAATGGGCAAGAAAAGGGAGTCTGTTATTGCAACAGGATTTCTAGACGCAGGTCTTAAATTACAAGGGGAAGCAAAGGGAGTTTTGGCAAAGATCACCGATCGTAAATATTTATTAGACAGAACCAAGGAAAGAGAGCCAGGAAATCTTATAGGTAGCGCGGTAAAAGCTCTAACAGGTAAAAAGGAAGAGGGTCCAAAAGAAACTCTGATTAAAACAAAGAAACCTAAAGATTATCAAACATTTCCTGATAATCCAACGGCCAAGGATAAAGATAAGATAAAGGAATTCCAGGATAGACTTCAAAAGATGAAATATCTTAGTGGGTCTTTTAAAGGTGGAGAGTACGACCAGCAAACTAAAGATGCCTCAAGTAAAGCTATGCCGTACATATCAAGCATTACCGGAAAAACATACGGGAATGCTGGAGATGCATTTAAGTCATTTCAACAGGATTTCTCCTTTTATAGCGACAATGAAGATGAGATTAGAAAAAATATTGGGGTAAAATAAAAAAATATTGGCATTTCTGAAACTTTTCTGCTAAAACATGCTAAGATTATTATCTTAAGGGACCCGGGGGTGAAATCTAATTCTATCTAAGACCCCAAACTTTTAATCTTATTCCCCAATACCCCAGTTTTTAATTTCTTAGAGATATATAGGTCAAACAATAACAAGTCATGTTACATTTATTAGAATTTAATTTATTTAGTGGAAGCGCTACCCCAGGCTCTGCACCAGCAGGGGTTGAAGTTGCACCTCCTATCTTTGGAACTATCGATTTTAGCATGTCAAATGTATCGGATGATGCTATGTCTTTAATAGCTGGATTAATGGCTCAGTCAGTAATAAACTCTGGTGAAGCTGAGAAAATAGTAATGATGGCTAAGACTAATCCTAATTCCGCAGCTTCCTATCTACAGAATAAAATAGAGGGGATTCTTTCGCAAGTGCCTGGGACTAAACCAGAGTTTATTCAGCAGGTTAAAGGACAGGGATCAAATCTGGCTAAATATATGATACAGATAATTCCAGGTCTACTTGGAAATTTAAGCGATCAAGATATTGATTCCCACGAGTTAAAGCAAGATCCATCGAAGGTGACATTCTTCGATAGATTAGAGAAGTTTATTACTCCAGAGCAATAAGTTACCCATATAATACTCTATAAATAAAAAGGTCCAAATTTACTTGGACCTTTTTTTATTATCAAATGCTGGAAACTAAAGTCATGTTTACAGCTAAAAGATGTGTATAAAACAATTGAATACTATGGCTAAATCTACTAGCGGATTTTCTTTTCTATCTTTAGATAAAGAACTGTCTAAAATAACTGGGTTTGAAACTGGGTCTATCCTTGCTAATAATACTTTTAGCGAGGTTGATGAATGGATTCCTACTGGAAATTATCTTCTAAATGCACAGATCTCTGGGACACTTTTCGGGGGCGTCCCAAATACAAGGTCTTTTGGAGTTATGGGCGATCCAGGAACAGGTAAATCATTCTTCTGTCTCAATGTGGTTAGAGAGGCCCAAAAAATAGGGTATGATGTTATCTACTGTGACACAGAGGGAGCGATAGATAAAAATAGCGCTGAAAAATTTGGAATAGACCTTCAGAAAATTAGATATCAGCCGATCCAAACAGTTTCACAATTCCAAACATTTGTTGCTAATGTTTTGGATATAGTCAAGAAGTCTAAATCTGAGGGGCAAAATCCTAAAATACTATTAGTTCTAGATTCACTAGGTATGCTCTCAACGGATAAAGAGCTTAATGATGCTATCAAAGGACATAACGCTGCTGATATGGGGGCTAAAGCGAAGGAGCTTAGAAAACTATTTAGAGTAATCACACTTGATCTAACCGCTGCTAAAATCCCTCTTATATGCACAAATCACGTTTATGCTGGTGGAGGATATATGCCGACTAAAGAAAGTTCTGGGGGAGATGGACCTATCTTTGCAATGTCTGTTGTTTCATTTCTTTCAAAGGCTCAATTAAAGGATGGTGCAGGAACTAAAACAGGAATAATTGTTACATCCACATTAAAGAAAAGTAGATTTACAATACCAGAGCAAGTTAAATTCCATATCTCTTTTTCCCATGGGATGAATCCTTATGTTGGATTACAAGATTACGTTTCCTGGGAAGCGTGCGGAATAGAGAGAGGTAAATTTGAAGAAGTAAAAAATCCAGAAACAGGTAAAAAAGAATCTATATTCAAACCAAATTCAACAGCACAAAGATGGGGAGTTAAGCATTTAGGAAAAACAGTTGCTTCTACTGAATTGTTTACTCCTGAGGTTTTCACAAATGATGTTTTAAAGCAACTTGATGAAAAAGTAATTAAAAATAAATTCAAGTTACCCGATCTTGTTGATCACTCGGATATCTTGGCCTCTATTGATGATGGAGTTGATTCTAAAAATGAAGATATAGAACAAGATGGACCGGAACAAGATTAAGCTTAAGTACTTATTAGGAATTTGGAAATCTCTACCAAATTACCCTTGTCATGAGGATGTTATCTACGAAATAAAATCCTTTCTGCTTAAAGAGGATAAATCTGGAGGGGAATTCTCTTATCAAAATCTGAAAACAATTTTCGGATCAGACTATGAAAATAAGAATCATGGATTTATTATTAAAGAGATGTTACAGTCTGGTGAGATAGAAGAGAAGATAAAGGGTCAGCAAAATAAGATCTGGTATAAATTGAAAAATTAAGAATATGGAGTTATCACATTCCGAGAATATTATTTTAAGATATGTAGTAAATAGTGCGGAATATCTAGAGTCGTGCAAACCTCATTTTTTCAAAAACGAGTCATTAGGTGAGATCCTCGATTTAGTTAAGGATTTCTGGGATAAGTATCACGAAATTCCCACTCCAGATCAGATAATAGAATCTTCTAAAATACTAGGAAAAGATGGAAGGATTAGTAATTTAGAGATAAGAAGCATTTATGAAATAGATTTAACTAAATACGAGGAGGATTGGCTTAAAGAAACCACAGAGTTTTTTATAGAGTATAAAAATCTTACAAAATCTGCTATTGATGCTGTAAAGTATTTACAAACAACCTCTGTCTCTTCTGAGAATATTAAAAGTGTTATAGATACTTTCAAAAATATTATCATTGAAAGAAATAACATAGATTTCTCTTTTGATGAGGGATTGGATTTTTTTAAACCAGATAGTCATAAACAATTAACATCTAGCACTTTTTCGAGTGGATATCCTTTTATAGACACAGTTCTAGGAGGAGGATTTTCTGCTAAAGCACTTTATGTTTTTATGGGAATGCCAAAGGTTGGAAAATCTCTATGGCTAGGAAATCTTGCCGCACAGGCTGTTAAAACAGGTCACAATGTTGCAGTCATATCTTTAGAGATGGGTGATAGAAAGTATGTGAAAAGAATGGGCTCTAATTTATTAGGTATATCAATCTCCGATTACAATGAAACGTCTAGGGATGAGCAATCAATAAAGAAGAAAATAAATTCTATAACATTTGATAATCTGAGAGTACCTGGACATTTATTAATTAAAGAATTTCCAACCTCTCAGGCTTCTGTAAACGATGTAGAGAGATATCTTAAAAAAGTTGAGGAGATAAGGGGCATTAAATTCAAAGTGGTAATAGTGGATTATATTAATATCATGAAGAATTGGAGAAATCCAAATACAGAGAATACCTATATGAAAATCAAGCAAATTGCTGAGGATCTACGAGGTTCAGCTATGTCTAATAATTGGTCTATTATCACAGCAACACAAACAAAACAAGGTGATTTCGATGCATCGGATTTAAGTATAAACTCTGCAGCTGAATCATCAGGTCTTGTTGCAACTGTTGATGGAATGTTTGGTATTATCCAAGACCCCATCATGTATGCAAACAAGGAATACAAACTAAAGATCTTAGCTAACAGAGATGATGGTTACAAGAATGCACATAAGATATTTAATGTTGATTATAGATATATGAGAATAATGGAGGACTCTTCTATTCCCATGCACATAGAATAAAATCCATAAAAAATGCAAGAAAAAAAGAAGACAAGAAGGAAGATAAGAAGGAAGATAAGAAAGTCTTAGGTGATAAAATATTTGGAGCTCATAATAATCCCACTAAGGAAAACGAATATAGTGAGAATTTTGAAGTAGATGATAGAAATAGAATAATCCAGGAATCCTATGATGAACAGGATTATCTCTATAAGAAGAAATTAGAGGAAATGGTGTATGATGCTTTCCAAACATCGAGATGGTTTCCATTGAGTTATAAGAAGAAAATTCCGAAAGATCTCATTCCCCATATTTTTCAAGAAGTTCTAGAAAAACTAGAAAACACTGAATACACCTTTTCAGAGAAATTTGTTTCAATCTGTGATTATATCCAAGTACCATATTCAAAGGCTTATGAGATAACCCCGATAAAATATAAGGAGTTAATTATTAACGAGCTCGAGGTAAAATTTCAAATACTTTCAAAGAAAAAAATAAAGAGGCTTTTTTAATGTTAACCACTTCTGATAATAATATACTAATTAATGATAGTGCAAGAAGAATTTGGTTTATTACAGATACCCATTTTGGTGTAAGAAATAATTCTAATGACTGGATAGATATTATGAGAGATTATTTCGAGAAATGGTTTATCCCTATGGTCGAAGAAAATTATAAACCTGGGGATATCCTGATTCATTTAGGTGATGTTTATGATTCAAGACAAAGCTTAAATATAAAGGTCTTAAATCTCGGTGTTTCTATATTTGAAAGCTTATCTAAAATTTTTAAAGATGGTATCTATGTTATAGCGGGGAATCACGATTTATGGGGTAAAAATTCAAATGAAGTTAATTCACTTAAATCTATTAAGTGGATACCGATGGTTAATGTTATAGAAAATCCGCTAACTTTAAAAATCGGGGATAAGAATTTATTCATGATGCCATGGAGAGCAAACCACGAAGAGGAAGCACAAACACTCGAAACTGTTGATCCCCATGATATTCTTTGCTGCCATGCTGATATAAGAGGATTGAAATTTAATAAATACACCACTGTTGAGGAGGGTGCATCTGTTGAGAAATTAAAAAAGTTTAAATTAGTTTATTCTGGTCATATCCATTACTCCCAGAAAACTCAGAATATTAGAATGCTAGGTTCACCCTACGAGTTAACTAGATCTGATATAGATAATCCTAAATTTATTCTCCTTCTAGATCTTGAAAATCTTGAGGAGAAAGTTTTTGTAAACGAGTTTTCTCCAAAGTTTAAAAAATTATATTTTAATGATATAATAGAAAAAACCCCGGAAGAGCTACTACCTGTTTTTAATAACAATTTCATTGATATTATGATAGATCCTTCGATGTCAATGAAAACACAGTTAAGCTTATTAACTGAGATTATCACTTCTTATAAGACCCTTAATTTTCATCCGTGGGATCCAAATCAAGCTACAACTTTATCAGACCAAATGTTTGATTCCGAGGGTAAGCAATTTGACGTTCTTGATTTTATTAAAGATTACATATCATGCTTAGACGAAGAGTCCGCAGTTAAGGATAAGATGATAACTAGTCTTTCAAAACTATATTCCATAGTCATAAACCAAGAGAATTAATTTAATGAAGATAATAAAGGTTGAATGGAAAAACTTCGGTTCGTACGGTAATAGAAAGCAAGTATTAGAATTTCCTGAAGAATCCAAATTATATCAGGTTGTTGGAAATAACGGGGTTGGAAAAACAACAATATCCCAGGTTATATCTTTTTGCCTATTTGGAAAGGTAGAGGGAAAAAAACTTGGTGATATTCCAAATAGAATTAACGGTCATGCTTGGACTAAAATAGAATTTGAGAGCAGAGGCAGAATAGTAACTGTAGAAAGGGGGTTAGAGCCATCTATTTTCAATCTATATCTAGATGGTGTTATTTATGATCAAGCTGGAAGTAAAAATGTTCAGGATTATCTAGTTGATGAGCTAATAGGTTTACCTTTTTATGTTTTCAACAACACCATATCTTTATCCATAAACGACTTCAAGTCTTTTATTAAAATGAGTCCTCAGGATAAAAGAGCTATAGTTGATAAGATATTTGGATTTCATATACTTAATCAAATGAGAGAGACCCTGAAATCTGAGATGAAAAGAATCAAAGAGGATGCTGACTCATTAAAGGGAAGTCTTTCTTCCCTTGAAAGAAGTATAGAGCAGTCTAATAATGAAATGAACAGGCTTTTATCTGAAATAGAAACACAGTCTAAAGATGAGATTGAAAAACTTAAGGATTCCCTATTAAAATTTAAAGAGCTTCAAAATGTTCATAAAGGAAAAATTGAAGAGTTTATAATAATAGAGAATAATATGAGCTCCCTAGTTTCAGAGGCTAGTAGATCTCTTATACAAACAAGATCAGAAATACAGGAGTTGGAAAGAAGACTTAAATTATACCAATCTGATAAATGCCCAACATGCGAATCTGATCTTTCTGGTGATTTTCACAACTCGATAAAAGAAGAGCTTGAATCGGATAAACAAAATAAATCTATAGATCTTAAAAATTTTGATGATAATTTAAGAGATTTAAGATCTGAGGAGAATGAGCTTAGATTAAAAAAATCGGATCTCACTGAGAAAGGAAATAAAATATCCGGTAAAATCAGAGAGATAAATTCTCAAATTGATAAGATAAATTCATCTAATCCGGATGCTCAAATAACATCCCTGAAAAGAATAAACGAGGGACTAAATTCAGATAAATTTAATGTTGAGTCTAAAATGCATTCTAGTCACGAAAGAAGTATCTGGATACAAAAATTAGATTCTGTTCTTGGTGAAAGGGGGGTAAAACAAATGGCGATTAAAACCATACTACCCTCACTTAATTCAGAAATCACCGATCTCCTCAGAGAAATGAATCTTGAGTTTCAGATCACATTCGATGATGAATTTAAGGCATCAATTTTTCATATGGGTGCAGAGATACCAGTCCAATCTTTAAGTACAGGTGAGATGAAAAAAGTAGATTTTGTTGTTCTTATTGCTATTATGAAGCTAATGAAGCTTAAATTCAGCACGATAAACCTTCTTTTTCTTGACGAGTTATTCAGTTCCGTTGACCCCGAGGGTGTCCATTCTATTTTAAAAATATTAAAAAAGAACTCAAAAAACATGGGCCTTAATATTTTTGTTATTAATCACGCTCAAATGCCCCACGAGATCTTCGATCTCAAGTTAGATGTTACAAAAACAAATAATTTCTCCTCTATTCAAGTGGATACGTTCTGATTTATGTTTTCAAATATATAGAGGAAAAAAACCTTGAGAAGAAGGCAAAGAGTCCTAGATAGGATTAAAGAGGATTTACAATTATCCCCCAGACAAAAAGATCAGGCGGTAAGACAGGTTTTAAATAGTGTCTCCGGAATGAGAAATATACCAGCAAATTATGTTGATCCTGATACTATTGGTCAGGGATTACTTGGGACTGGTCTTTTCAAACCCAGACCTAATATAGAGCAAACTTATAACGAGCAGATCACAACAAAAGGCAAACCACTTTATATTAATGTTCAGACCTTCTCCCTGTTTTTTGTGGAATACAACAATTCAAATGTTAAAGGTATTGGACAATATCTTAAATCATTTGCTGTTATAAGAACATTAAGTCCGATCTCTATTAAAGAATGCTCCAATCTACTAGGTAATCAAGCAAAAAATTTAACAGGTTTAACCGAGCAAACTTATCAGAATGGTACTTTTTCTCATCCATCTTATATTAATGACGATGGAACTCCGCTGGTTATTAGGTATGCAGAAATCGGTATAATAACTCAGAGAACCCCAGGAAGACTTGATAATATTCCTCTTGGATTTCCAGATTTCGATTCTACCCCAGATGGGATTATTACAAGTGTTGGACCGATACCTGGTCCTCCTTATGCTAGATTTGTTACCGCAACAGGAGCAACATTTCCCATTCAAACACCCCAAGGTGGTACAGTTTATTATATCGATGCAACTCCACAAACACCGTGGCAATTTGCTCCTACAGGGTGGGTTTGGGATTTTGGAGCAACTGCTTCGCCATCAGGAAGCACTGCGCAAAACCCGCCTATCGTAACATACTCGACAGCTGGAACTTTCACAGTTTCCCTAACCGCATCAAATGCTTATGGATCAAACACAACAACCAGTTTTGTTGTAGTAACATAAAGAACTATTATGTCAGGATTTTTAGAAAAATACAATACAGATGAGGTGTTCCTCAGAGGTCTTATAGGATCTTTCCTAAGAAGTCTAAATGATAAAGTAAGATACATCCAAATAAATGATCAGCAGCAAATACTGGAGGTTTTTATTCCTTTCTTTTACTCGATGACAGGTGATGAATCTTTCCTTCAAGATTTCTTTATCCAGTACCGTAACTGTTTAACTGATCATATTATAGCGGAGGGAAACTATGATGTAATACCTAGAGGAATAGTAACCATGGGTCAATCCCAAATAGACACACAGGCATTGGCTAACAAGTATACCCGGATGTCATACACCCGGGAAACCACGGAGGGAGAAATGAAAACATTTTCATCATTCACTAATTCGTTACCCTTGAATATAGGCTTTGATGTAAATATTAAAACTGACACACTCCTTGATGCTTTCAAAATATATCAGGCTGTCATACAAACATTTTATAAAACATACACTTTTAGTTTTGAGTATGATGGATTTAGAATACCTTGTCAGGTTGGATTTCCCGAGAGTTATGATATGACAAAGCAATTAGAATTTAGCTATAACAATTCTCCACAGTTTATAGAATTTAAATTTTCTGTTCAGATAGAAACATATTTTCCGGAAAAAGATCTTACAACCGAGAGGTTTAGAGGTAATCTCATGCAAGCTGGGATAAAAATGGAGGACGTGGTGAGTTTAAGATCTTTACCAAAGAAAGACAACAATATACTTTAATCTTCCCCGCAGTTTAGAATATATAAAGGAAAAAACTAAGATGGCAAACATCGACGATGTAAGTATTCCTGGTTTATCCTCCAATATTATAGACGGTAGCACAAGTCAAACTAACGATCAGCTCTATTTTGTGGGGACCGGTAGAAACTATGTGAAAAAGGTTGATTCTGCAACAACTGCTTATATCAAACAGACCGGTAATTTCTATCAAAACACAAACCCAGTAGGGAAAGATTTTAGTGACATTTTAGATGGCGGAAGCTCCAGCAGAAGCACATCACAGTTCTTAGCCCCTATAGTTGGAGGGGTATTTCCAACACAGAAAACAGGAGTATAACAAATGGCATTTAGAATACAATTAAGAAGGGACACCTCAGCTTTATGGGAAATAAACAACCCCTTACTTTTACAGGGTGAAGCTGGTTATGAATCAGACACTAGATATTTAAAAGTTGGTGACGGAATAACATACTGGAATAGTCTGCCTTATTTTGTAGGAATGACAGGCCCACAGGGTTCAACCGGCTCGCAAGGTCCAACCGGGTCACAAGGACCAACTGGATCTCAGGGCACAACAGGTCAGCAAGGTCCAACTGGACCCGCAGGAGGTGTTATAAATCTCACCACAATAGGAACCTCTGGACCTGCCACTTTTTTGAATGATTTTTTAAATATACCGCAGTATCAAAGTGTCATCACTAATCCAATAACAGGAACAGGTTTAACCGGTTACATACCCCGATGGTCTACTACCTCCTCTCTTACAAATTCTATTTTATTTGATAATGGTACGAATATAGGCATAGGTACAACAGGTCCTTCTTATAAACTAGATGTTAACGGGGAAATTAACACTAATATCGGGATAAGAATAGGCACTAATAATGCTAAAACCGGTTTTTATGGTGGAGCTAATATAGTAGATATGTGGGCAGGAAACGAGAAATTAGCTACATGGGGACTAGCTCCCGCTGGAGGCACACTATATGATCATTTTGCAGGTTGGGTTTTTACTACAGGTAGTACGGGTACTGCATCTTCCGCATTTAGAATATCCTCTAGCTTAGTATCAACATCTGCAAATAATGCAGGATTAACCCAACTTTTAATCAATCCAGGATATAGCCAGCAAACATTTGGTATAGGTACATTAAGAGGCGTATATTACAATCCTAGCTTAGGTAGTGGCGGAATTAACACATCTACCCATATAGCTTTCGAAAATACAAGTGGTGATAATTCTTTTAATTCAGGTTCAGGTAAAACTACTTTTTTTGGTCAAGATTTACAAATCCGAAAAAATCCATCTGGCTATGCTGGTTTTAATACCATATATTCACAAGTTCCTTTATTTACAGGGGGATTAACCAATTTTAGTGATACTACAAACGCATATATTACGCAAGGTGTTTTAGGCGGGAATAATATGGCTACTAACACTGTACTAATAAGAAACTTACTAGGGGACGTATCACAATCATCTGGCACATATACCAATACACAAATTTTAGGTAGAGTATTAAGTGCAACTGGAAGTCCTGAACATAGATTCTTACATATTAATCCCAGTTATGATGACAACCAAGTTCTTAATACATATACAGGAACTATAAGAGGTGTTTATTACAATCTTACCCAAAGTACTTCTTTTCCAGCCGGGGGTAAAAACATAGCTTTTGAAAATGTAAATGGTGATAACTATTTAAACTCTACATCAGGTTCCACCTTAATAGGATACACATCGGGTGCAACCTCTTCCTATGTACTAGATATAAACGGTAGAGCAAGAACTACACTAGCACTACAGGCAGGTTTAACAGGTCCTAGCGATGCAAATATAGCTGCTGGCGTTTTGTTTGCTTCTAGTGGAATAATAGCGACAACAAACGGCATTAATATAGCTTCTATTACAAGCTCGCCTTTTAATAAAAATGGGATATATCCAACTAGTAACGGCATGCTTTTTTTCAACGGAAATAACCAAATTGCTAAAATGCAGTTGCTAGTTGGTGTTTCCCCAGCCTATTTTGAGATCAATGCTTCTTTTAATCCAGCAAACACGGGTAATACTGGAGACCAGTCAATTTTAAGGATACAGGGAGGAATTCAGCCAGCCGCTAATGTTAACAATTCTACCAATCAAACACAAATAATAATAGACCCTACTATAGATCAATTCAACGGTCTTACCGCAGGTGGTACAGGTAGCGGGACTTTAAGAGGAATCTACTACAACCCAACTGTCACAGATATAGCTGGATCAGCAAACAAACATGTAGCGATCCAAACCGTGAAAGGTGATGTCCTTTTTGGAACAGGGACATATGCAACAGGGGAGGGTGGATACGTTGGAATAGGCCAGGGATTTAACCCAACAACAGGAGCCACCGCAGATATGCCACAAAGGCCCTTGCACGTCAGGGATATAATGAGATTACAGTCTAGAAATACATTCCCTGCTGGAGCTTCCGCAGGAGATATAATGATGTATACAGATGGATCTAGTAATGTCGATTTATATTATTACGGTGCAACTGCTGGCGTTGGCGGATGGAGAAAGGTAAGCTTTATTTAATTAAAAATAGTAATAAAAATTAACTGGTTATAATTAAAATATCATATAAATCTATAAAATGGCATTCAGAGTACAAGTTAGAAGAGATACAGGTCAGAGATGGAGTTTAAATAATCCAATTTTGCTTAATGGTGAAATGGGATTCAACACTGACACCAACCAATTTAAGATAGGTAACGGTACAACCACGTGGAACTCCCTTTCCTATTGGACTGGAGGTGTAGGACCAACTGGACCAACAGGTCCTATAGGTCTTATAGGCCCAACCGGCCCAACCGGACCTGGAAGTTCAGTTAGTTATAAAGTGTATACTGCTTTATTAACACAAACAGGTCAAGATGCTCCTGTAGCTATTGTATTAGAAAATACTATTGGGACTATTGTATGGACAAGAAACAGCGCGGGCTCTTACACAGGAACGTTAAATAACTCATTTCCTGAAAATAAAACATTTATCACATATACCCATGATGGTATTAACGGAAACACAGGATATCCTGGAGGCGTTAGATGGAACAACAACGAGGTTGAGTTATCGTTTAATGATGGTATTATGAACCCTGGGCAGTTCATTGATATAGGAGACGATGCTATTGAATCAATAGAAATAAGAGTTTACAATTAAATTAGTTTAAACTGTCAATACCAAATAGACAAATAGAGTGTGCTAAAGAGATTAAATAAAGGAAAGAAACAACTTTTATATTACCCTATATAAGTATCTGAAAACTTATAATCAAAACAAATATTCTCTAGATGAATTTAATTTTTCAGATCTCAGGAGGAATAGGTAAATGTGTCATGGCTACTGCAATTTGCGAAGCTATGAAGAAGAAATATCCAAATTCTAACCTTATTGTAATATCAGGATACCCTGAGGTTTTTCTAAATAATAAACATGTACATCGGTCTTATTCATTTAATAACCTAAGTTATTTCTACGAGGAGTATATCGAGGATAAGGAGATCAAAGTTTTTGCTCATGATCCTTATCTTGAAACAAGCCACATCAAATCAGAGAAACATTGCATAGAAACTTGGTGCGATCTATTTGGACTGGAATATTCTGGCGAAGTTCCACAGATTTATCTAACAGATAGAGAGCTTAATTTCTTTGGAAATAGATTCGTTTCAGATAAACCTATTTTTCTTATTCAGTCTAACGGAGGAGCTCAGAGCGATCTCAAATATTCATGGGCTAGAGATATACCTAGATCAGTGGTTGAATCTGTGATAGAAGAATTCAGGGAAACCCATAATATAGTACACATAAAAAGGGAGGATCAGCTAGGATTTCAATTCACCACAGCTGTTTCTGATTCTTTCAGAGCCCTTTGTGTTTTAATTATGATGAGCGATAAGAGACTAATGATGGATAGTTTTGGGCAACACGCAGCTTTTGCATTAAACAAGCCTTCTGTTGTTTGCTGGGTCTCTAATAAGCCAAACGTTTTTGGTTACCCAATACACACAAATATAGTTTGTAATCCATTTACGGTAAAACCTGAATTAAGAAGTTCAGTTTTTTCTAAATTTAATATAAGTGGAGACCTATTAGAATTTCCATATAATAACGAAAACGAGATATTTAACACAGAACACATCATTGGATCATTGAAAAATTTAAATAATGGTTGATAAAATATTCTATCAAAGCAGCCTTCCTAGATCGGGATCAACACTTTTACAAAACATACTTGGACAAAACCCAGATTTCTATGTCACACCAACATCCGGTGTTTTAGAACTTGTGTTTGCTGCCAGAGGTAATTACACAAACTCCCCAGAATTCAAGGCACAGGATACAGGACAAATGCAAGAAGCTTTTATCTCTTTTTGTCGGGGTGGAATGCAGGGTTATTACAACTCCCTTACCGACAGAAAATATGTTATAGATAAAAGTAGAGGATGGGGAATTCACTATGATTTTTTAAACATGGTTTATCCACAGCCTAAGATAATCTGTATGGTCAGAGATCTCCGTGATGTGTTTGCCTCAATGGAGAATAATTTTAGAAAAAACCCAGATAAACAGGATCCGGTATTAGATTGGTCTAAAATGCAAGGAACCTCTGTTCCGAAAAGAATTGATATATGGGCTCAAAACCCTCCTGTCGGGATGGCTTTAGAAAGACTCTCAGAGATATTTAGAATGGGTATAGATAAGAAAATGCTCTTTGTTAAATTTGAGGATCTCTGTTTATATCCTGATACGGAAATGCAGAGGATATATCAATATCTAGATCTCCCTTATTTTGAGCACGATTTTGATAACATAGAGCAAATAACAAAAGAGGATGACGTTGTTTATGGCGTTTTCGGGGATCATAATATTAGAAAAAAATTAGAGCCTGTACAGTCTAAAGCAAAAACACTTTTAGGTAAAGATGTCTGTGATTGGGTTTATAATAATTACCGTTGGTTTTTTGATCAATTCAGATATTCAAAATAATGAAATCCAAATTTCATACACAAATCTACGAGGTAGAAAGGCCTAATCTTTTCCAAATTTTTAAACCACATAGTAGGAAGTACTGCTTATTTCCTAAAGATAATGCGGTCACGAGTTCTCTTATAAACGGAACTATATACGAGCCATATCTTTTTTACTTTATCAGAGATAATGATATAAATTTAGAAGGAACTGATATCATAGATATTGGTGCGAATAACGGTAATTTTACTATAGAATTCTCAGAGATTACAGGTGATACGGGTAGAGTCTTTTCTTTCGAGCCACAAAGAATCGTTTTCCAACAACTCTGCGGTAATGTTTTCATGAACGGTATCGATAATGTTTTTGCATATAATTTAGCAATAGGAGATACTACGGGTAAAACCCAAATAAATAGGCCTGATTATTTTTCAGATGACTTTGTTAACTTTGGCGATGTTTCTATAGAGAGCGACAAATCTAAAAATTCTGAATCTGTAGAGGTTAGAGAATTGGATTCTTTTGAATTTAATACCGTTAAACTTATAAAGATAGATGTTCAAGGTTACGAGGTTTTAGTTATTAAAGGAGCTATCGAGACCATTAATAAACATAGACCTATTATTTTTATAGAGGTTGAGGATCACCAGTTAAGAAAGTTTGGACATTCAGAGAGCGATTTATTAAAAACGATAGAAGATCTTGGGTATACTATAAAGAGATTTCAGGAAGGAATTCCTTATCAAACATATAGTGGTGAATGTCTAGACTGCGTTTGCATCCCTAATGAGCTACTTCAGAATCAATCCTTTATTATCAGATAGGAAAGAAACCAAATAAAGTATTCATAGTATAATACATTATGATTTTAGTATTTTTTGGACAGCCACATAGTGGCAAAACAACATTATCTAATGAGATTTTAAACGACGGGTTTGAATTCTCGATAGATGGTGACGATCTTAGAGAAATGTTTTCGAATAAGGATTTTTCTAGAGACGGAAGAATTAAAAATTTAAACAGAGCTAGCGATATAGCAGCTTTCCTAAATAAAAAAGGTAAAAATGTTGTGATGTCTTTAGTTTATCCTATTAAGGAATGCAGGGATTATTTAAACAGTTTAAACCCAAATGAAGTTAATTGGGTGTTTTTAAAATACCAAGGTGAGAGGGGGAGAGAAAAAAACCATGTTATTGATTTTGAATTCCCAGAGGCTAATGAGAAATACCTTGAACTTGATACGTCTGAATTATCTATTTCCGAATGCTTAGAAAAAATAAAAGAATTATATGGAAGATCAAAATAAATCTTGGGAAAAAATATACCATATGAAATCATCGATGAGTAACTCAGATTCTGGGTTCTCTATGTTTCTAGGAAGATGGCAGCCACTTCATGAGGGTCACAAAGAATTATTTAATCAGGAGTTTAGTTTAGGCAAGAATGTTTGTATCATGATAAGAGAGATGGACAAAGATTCAAAAAATCCTTTTAGCCCGGAAGATGTAATGAAAAATATCATGGATGAATTCCGTGATTTTTATGATTCCGGAAGGCTTAAAATTCTAGTAGTTCCAAATATAACTTCTATAAACTTTGGAAGATCAGTCGGATATGATATTATAGAACACGTCCCTCCTCAAAGTGTAGCAGAAATATCTGCCACTAAGATTAGGGAAAAAATGAAAATAGGTTAGAATGTCTAAAGTAAAAATACAAAGACATATTTATAAAAGCATATCCTATAGGATTATAGGGACACTTCAGACTTGTATCATTGGCTATATTCTCACTGGGAATTACAAGATAGCTTCATCACTTGGAATAATAGAGCTAGTTGTAAAACCGATTATTTATTTTTTTCATGAAAGAATATGGTATAAATGGATAAAAATTGGTATAATAAAAGACGAAAATAAAAAATAAAAAAAAACATGGAAAATCAAACCAAACTACCAGAAGAACTATTGCTTGAAATTCAACAGCTTAGAGATGAATTAACAGAGAATGTTTTAAAAATCGGGAGGCTTAACGTGCAGGTCTCTTTTTATGAGAAAGACTTAGAGATCTTCAGAAATGAGCTTAAAAAATTATACGAAGAGGCCGCTAAGATATCTATCAAAGAGGAGGAGATGCAGAATAAGGTTACTAAAGAATACGGAAACGGTAAACTTGATTTTGAGACTGGGTTATTCCATTTGAATAGCTAAGTTTTATAATCAATTAGTTACGAAAAGCTACCATATCAGGTAGCTTTTTTGTTGATTTTAGGCTCTATCCTACTTCGATATATAAATGAAAAAGAAATTAACTTGTCTTTTTATCCAGAAAATAAATTCCCAAAAACAGGAACGCCAGTTTTTAATGGCAACGGGGAGCAGTATGATCTAAGTGATCCTAGATATAATTATCACGACGGATTACAAAACACTCAAAAATTTCCAGAATCCTCTGTTGGCAATTTATTCTCTACAAAAGAAGCTGCACAGGCCAGATCCCTTCAAATAGGTTGCGGGGGTTACCACTCTGTAACTATTGATGGTGAAATTTTTTACAAACCTTGTGAAACTGCAGAATACTACTCAGTAAGGATTGAGCAATTAGATAGCGCTTTAAACTTCACATATATTGGAAGTTATCGTGTCTTAACTTGGGATAAGCCATATTTGGATGTAGAGGTGTGTAACGGGTGGATTATAGATGCAGCAAATAGTTTAAACATAGGTTCCCCCTTAAATGGTGATATCTCTATTGATTTTAGATATAGCATAGATGGAAAAACATGGTCTCTTTGGTCTAATGTTGGATCTGTAAAAAACGGTCTAACCGGTCAGGGAGCGGAGATTTTTCCTATAAATTTAAATCCGCAGAATAAATTTTATCCTGAATTTAGATTCACTTCTGTCCTCGTAAATGATAACGGCACACTTATTTATAACACAGATGAACCTATAGATCCAAACGTAGTTATTGTTGATTTTCAGCTAGATCTTGAATATGGTGATCCAATCGAAGTAAAAATAGTAGCTCCAGCCCCGGTTTGTTCTAACGAGGTATCAACACGTCCAGTAATATTTTCTGATTGCAAATTCACATTTAACCCATACGCTGTTAATAAAGCTTTAAATCTTTATCAGGATTTAAGTCTCATTGTCAATAAAGTATTTGGACTTGAATCAAATTATTATTCTGTACAACCACAGGGAAGAGGGAAAGATGTGATACTCAAGGAATACACACTCTTCAATGTTGTAGCAGAAAAATGTGTAAAGATACTAGTACCACAAAATCAATTTCCTGATAATAAAATCAACTTCGACCCGTTTGGATTACAGTTCGAGGAGCCATTTGAAATACAAATAGACAAAAGATATTTTGAAAGCATTTTTGGAAAGGGATCACAGCCAAGAAAAAGAGATATACTTTATTTTCCAATATCAAATAGAATTTATGAAATAAACTCAACTTACCTCTTTAGGGATTTCATGAATTCTCCTGTTTATTTCAAGGTAGAGCTCAGAAAATATTCTCCAAAAAGCAACACTTACTTCTTGGATCCTGAATACAAAGAGCAATTAGACGGAATTGCATTGACCACCCCTGAACTTTTTGGTGAAGAGGTTAAAGCAGAGGAAGAGAAATATTCTAAGCCTCAGCAATTTGCTACAACAATAACACAATTGATTCAGGATCCAATTAGATCTTATATCTACACAGGCTTACCTATCATAGGGTATGACTTAAACAACAACTGGACTATCGTCCTGAATAATTATTATGATTTATCAGCAGCATTCGATGAAGTCTCTGAATTCCAACAGGAGCAGCAGAGGTATAGAAATGCAATAAGATACAAGGTTTTACCATTATTAACTTCAACCGGAGAACTTTCATTTACTTGTTGGTTTAATTTGAGAGATTTTTACGACCCGGCCAAGCTTGTTCCAAAACCCTTTTCTGTTATTAATATCACTTTAGAGTCTTACGATAGTAATTATATAATTTTTAGTTCGTACCCAGCAAAGCATAAATTGCAGGTTTGGGCATCGTACGCTTCAAACCCAGAGGGATATGTTTCAATACAAGGTGATTTCAATCACTCTGGTGGATACACAGTGGAGGAAGTGATAGACGAGTATAGATTTAAAATAAAGAATTTAAATACAACATTTTCTGAAGGGACCATCGTTTGGAAAATGCAAAAGGCACAAGCACGTAATCTGATAAGTGGCCTATATGAGGAGTTTTATGAAACCTATGGATTTAGAGTTGATCTCGTGCATTCCGGTGTCACCGACTCTGACGGAAATCTATTCATCCAGCAAGGAAGTTTTATAGTTAGAATAAACAATGATATAATAAATTCAAAATTACAGTTCACCCCTGTTGACGGGGATTGGTATGGATTCGTTGTTAACGTATCAAATGTTTACAAACAGATATCAATAAATGCTTGGGGCCTAACTTATGACCCTACAAATCCTTCCGATCAGTCATCTAATTTACAAAAACTCCATGAGGATATTAGATTCTTTGATACGGTGAAAGTATTCTCCGCCCCTGCTGATGAGGAAACCGATCCTAATAATATTTTTTACGGTACAGACAATAACTCATATAAGATATTTACAGGTCCTGCTTTCTTAAGTAACGTCAGATTGTTCAAAAACATGATAGATATAGATAATCAATCAATAGTTCTGAATCAGAACATAGTTAGGGATAACCAACTTGCTTACATAATAGACAATGCTAAGCCATTACTTAACACTCCAAAATTCGCTAGAAATAGATAATTTATGCCCAGAAGAAAACCAAAACCTGAAAAAGTAATCCAGGAAAAAATAAAGGAAAGCTTGGACTCTATTATTATGGAGGAGTCTTTAGATTCTTTAGTTCTGAACACTGATGAGCTACCAAGATTAAAGACGACTGAAATGATGAATTTCCTGGAGGAGAAAACAACAGCTTTAGCAGATGCACAGGCTCTTCTTGATTCTATATCTAAATTTTACGTGGATCCTGATGTTTATGGAAACACTAGTCATATTGATCTGAAGAAGAAAATAGATGCTACTAATTTATCTGCAATGATGTTCCAATTAAAATCTGCACAGCATGCTATCGTAAAGCTCTTAGAGGAAATAGATCTGGGTAATGTACAACCAAGATTATTTGAAGTTCTAGCACAGTTGCAATCGCAGATCATGCAAATGCCTAAAGACCTCCAGCAGTACCTTGATAAAATGGAGGGAAGCTATAAGAAAACAAAAATGGAGGTTGAGGAGAAAAGACTCTCCGGTGGTGTGGTAATGGAGCAGGAAGGATCTGATGGAAACTTCTCACCCGGAAAGATCTCAAATGTACCAGGCGGATTAAAATCTAGAGGAACTAAGGGACTGATGGAGGGATTGAGAGATATATTGGGGTCTGAAATAGTAGACGTAAAGCCATTAGAGGAAAATCCTAATTCAATAGTAAACGCCAGATTAAAAAAAGAGATGAATCAAACCAAAGAATCTGACTATGATAACGATGATAACGGAACTTCAGATTTTACCTTAGAAGATGAAATTTTAGAATAATGCAAGATTTTTTAGAAGAAGAAATAGAATACTCTCAGGATTCCAGTTACTGGTCAACCGAGAGAATTGACGATTTACTCAGAAGAGTTGACGAGGAGGGACTCGATTATAAAAGCGTAGAGAATCCTTTTTACGATAACAATCCTGATTTAAAAAGAGCAAATCTTTTATGGGAGTACACTAGTGAGGAGATAATAGAAATGAAGAAATGCGCTCAGGACGTAATATATTTTTCTAAGTATTGTCAAGTGATGACCGATAACGGGCTCAACTTTTTAGACCTTAGAGACTACCAGCAATCTGTTCTTAGAGAATATCAATCCCATAGATTCAATGTTTTCCTTGCTCCTAGACAAGTAGGTAAATCGATAATATCCTCAGTTTTTCTAGTTTGGTATTTACTCTTCAATCACGATAAAAACGCTATGATCCTTGCAAACGTCGGGGACACCGCTGAAGAGCTAATGGACAAAATTAAAACAATAATAAAGGGATTGCCATTTTTTCTCAAACCGGGGATGCTTGTGAATAACGTGATGTCTATGAGATTTGATAACGGGTGTAGAATATTAGCTAAAACAACAACTAAAACATCTGGTATTGGTTTTACCATCCATTTTTTGTACATGGATGAGTTTGCTCACATCAATCCAAATTTTATAGAGGCTTTTTTCAGATCAACATACCCCACGGTGTCTTCGTCTAAGGTTTCTCGGATTATTGTAACATCTACACCTAATGGGTTAAATAAATTTTATGAGATCTATCAAGGTGCTCTAGATTCGACTAACACGTTCAACCCAATACGTGTTGATTGGTGGCAAGTTCCAGGAAGGGATGAAGCATGGAAACAGGCAGAGATCGGAAACCTTGGAAGTGAGGAGCTTTTTAATCAAGAATATGGTAATCAATTCCTTAGCTCCTCCTCTTTGTTATTAGGATCAAACGAGCTTAAGAAAATAAAGTCAATAGAAACTGAATATTTCTGGAGAGAGCTAAGTCCCCTACATGATCTCGATCTCAACTATGAAAATCTTATTTGGCACCCTAAGTTTCAAATAGATCTTGCTAATTCTGGTGGTAAAAAATTTGTGTTGAGCATAGATCTGAGCGGGGGAGGAAAAGGTGATTTCACTGTGATTAATATTTTCAAAGCAACACCACTTCCGATGTCGATAATTGAAAAAATAACAACTTTCGATAATGAGACTGATTTTTTTGGCCTTGTGCAGGTAGGTGTTTTTAGAGACAATGAGATCAAATTAGAGAATTTAGTAGAACTTGTAAATTCCTTAGTAGTAGACGTTCTTGGCTTAGAAAGAACAAAGCTTGTAATAGAGATGAACTATAAAGGAGAACTCCTTTATGATAAGTTGTGTCAGAATGATGATTTTTTTGACGGGATGTTTCTGTTTACGAAACACACAGAAAGCGCAAAAACATTAAAACCTGGTATTAAGTACAACCAAAAAAACAAAATGCAGTATTGCGAATTGCTAAGAGGCCTAGTGAAAGAAAATAGGATCATGGTGAATGAAAAAAAATGGACAGTCCCTGAATTATTTACTTTTGGCTTAAATAATAGTGGAACCTACTCAAGCCAAACTGGACATGATGATGTGGCTATGACTCTAGTTAATCTATCGCCCTTATTTGAAGGTAGGGACTTTTCAGATTTAGTTGGGGAGCTTTATGATGAAATGGAGGGACCTTATAAAGAATTAATGCAGAAGAAAATAGAAGGAAGCGACCAATCTAATTCAGGATATAATCCAATGGATCCTTTTTCTAGAAGAAGTGTATCAACAAAAGAGGGAAAAAGCTATACAGATTTCAGTAAGCTCATTTAGAAGTATCCCAAATCTCCCCCAATATTCATCTAGGTATTTTGATATATACTTTAAGAAGAAAAAAACATCTTGAGTAATAATGGCAAATAAGATAAAGATAGACTATTCCCAGTTTAAAGCATCTGGTGTCTACACGCTTGAGTTTGATGCCTCGCAAAATGTCATCCTGACATCACAGACTATTAGACTAGTCGTAGGATTTTCAAACAAAGGACCGTTTAACACACCTGTTTACATCCCAGACGCAACAACTCTGTTACAAGTCTACGGTGACATTGATCGGTCACTTGAAAATATGGGAAGCTTTTTCCAGAGATCAATCCTAACCTGTTTAAATACTGGACCTGTTTTTGGACTTAATTTATTGAAATTAAATGACGATTTAGATTCTTCTAATCCCGATATAGACACATATTTTTCATACTCATTAGATACTGAGCAGTCTAATGGTGTTTTAACAGAAGTACTTTATTCATCTTTCTATAATAAGGAAAGATTCTGGTTTGCTGACCCTAAGTATTTTTTAGCAACATTAAGCGTTCCTGATACAGGAAGATTGTTTAGCTTAACTAATTTAGGAAGAACCTCTGTAAGTGTTATTACTAGGAAATCAACCGATTCTTCTAGACCTCTTACTGGCTTTGATATCTTTGCTATAGATTGGTATGGTGCGGATAATGTTCCTACTTTTATGCACCCCTATGATTACATATCAGATTACTTTATTGATGTGATAGCAGTATCAGGTAATTGGACAGACTACGCCTCTTTATCTGTTGATCCAAAGTGGGCATTTTGGTTTACCCCTAATGGTTTTATAAAAGACAGGATCGATTCCTTTTTAAATCAACAAGATGTGAATATAATCGCATCTGTTACGGGGTGTATCATTCCTGATTTCGTTAACTTAAATGGTGTTAATCAGTATATCCAAACACTTGTAAATGCTCAGACCCCAACAACTGGATTATTCTGCGCTATAGACGAAAACGCTTTTGAAGACATTTGTAACAATCCTTTCAAGATAGATCTAGTTGGAAATAATCTAATTGATGAGCTTTCTGGGGATCGTGATTTAGCTAACCCGCAGCTTAATTTCTTAAGCTACGATCAACCCCTTGTAACTGACCAATTATACACACAGAATGTGATAGGTGTAACAGGAAGTACTGGATACATCAGCCCTAATGGTGCCTCTGGATCCTATTCAGGCGGTAAAGTCGGTACGCTCTTCACTATAAATTCAGGAGCCACAGCTGGTGTTATATACCAATCATTTCTGCCGTATAACTCCTCTTTATTTGATGGGGGATTACACTATTTAGAGACAAGCGGTACTACCTCTGCAAATGGTGGTATATCTTCTGCTGCTCAAAAAAATGAGCTTAAATCATTTCTTACAGTAAACACATCATCTGATCAAAAGTTTGTTTTAGGGGTAGTTACTGGACTTTCTGGAGCAACTGGATCTTTAATATCCCAGTTTTCTGAATATGATTTGGTAAAGCTTAAAGTAACAGGAACAAGAGATGTTAGTGGTGAGCTTAGAATTATTTGGAGTCATCCTTTAGATACGGCAACATACAGAGCTCAAGGAATTGTTATCGCTCCTACATATACATTGACTTCTTATAATACAGGTGCATCGGGAAGTAACAAGCCATTCTGGACGGATGCTTATCAATTTGGAGACTCTGACTTTGTTGATGTAGTAAACACACAAACACCAGCAGGGGTAACTGGACCTAATGCTCCTATAGGTTATTCAAATGTTTTACAAGGGTATATCAATACGACACTATACTCTGATGTTGAATATGAGGTTTTAGCTGACGGCGATGAGATTTGGCTGAATTCTGCCGGGTCATCAGTTCAGTATTTAAGTTTTGAAAAACAAGTAGATAAGGATCAGTTTAACTATGTAAACTCAAGAGCTCATACAAGTAACTCTCTAACAGGTGTTTCCATCACTAACGTACCTTCTTTTGGGTCGATGTACGCAAGTGACAACATAGGATTCACGGTGTCATATAATAAATTTGATATTGTTTCTGCTAACGGTAATATAAACGATTTTATAGATTGTACAAGAGAGGATGTTACAACCTTCTTAGTAAGCGAGCTTCCTGATGGATCAGTACCTTTCTCTGTTGGCGATTTGGTTGTTTCTACCGATTTAAACATATGTACTCCAACTACAGGAAATAGACAAAACAGATTAGCTAAAATTACCGTAGTTTCAAGAACAACAACTTCTGGAGTTTATAGAGTAATATCAGCTAGACCTGTTTTATACTACTCTGGAGATGGCGGGGGATTAAGAGTTCAGAAATTTTTCTCTATTGCTCAATTTACAAGATCTTTTGATTTCACATACCTTGCTGGATTTACCTTGCAAGATACACACAAGCCAAATGGATCGGATGCTAGAGTTGAACAGATCTTAGATGTTCTTTATGATACAAATCTTGCTAAGACCCTTGCACAGAAGGATGTTATCTCCTTCCGCTACATAATAGATTCGTTTAACGGAATAATCGGGCCTAGCTCTAAATTCCAATATAGCAGATTGGCACAATTGAGACAACAGGCTTTGGCAATAATAAATGCTCCATCTATGGCACAGTTCCAGGAGAGCACAGATCCTAGATTTACAAATGCACCTACTGCGACGAATCCGTACCCTACTTTAAACACAGCCTACATAGCCTCTGGCGGTAATCTTTCACTAAATCCAAGCTATACCTTTAGTTTACCTACAGAAGGCGATGGAGCTAAGTTTGCAGCCTTTTATGCACCCTACATAACTATCAGGGAGAATAATAAAAACATAAACGTTCCTCCTTCGGCTTACGTTTCGAACAACTTCGTAAGAAAATTTGCTAACGGAGAACCTTATGCAATTGTTGCAGGGCAGAAAAGAGGAGCTATAAGCGGGGGAAGTATAGTAGGACTTGAATATGATTTTAGCACAGAAGATAGAGAAAATTTAGAGCCTTTTGGAATAAATCCAATCATTAAGAAGAGAGGTATAGGAGTAGTTATCTTTGGAAATCAGACAGCATACCAAACTGTAAATTCTGCTTTCAATCTTGTTCATGTTAGAGATTTATTGATAAGCATTGAAAGTGATGTTGAAACGATATTGGCTAACTATTTGTTTGATTTTAACGATGACTCAATTAGACTTGAAATTAAAACACTTGTTGATAATTATCTAGATGGTGTAAGATCGGGAGGGGGAGTTTACGCCTACCAAACAATAATGGATGCATCTAATAATACCCCTGCTATCATTGATATGAATATGGGTGTAATCGATGTAATAATAGAACCAGCTAGAGGAATACAGAAGTTCATAAACAGAGTAACAGTAACAAGAACTGGGGGAATAGCAGCGGGTGGATTCGTACAGTTCGTTTAATCGAATTTTATAAATCTAGAGACAAAAGATAAATAAACAAATGGCAGGCTTACCACACTATCAAAATTCGCTATCAGCGATTAATAAATTTGAACCGGTTTATTTAAACCAGTTCGAGATTACTATCTTACCCCCAGCTGCTGTTGTTGGTGGTGAGATTCTTTTGCAACATGTTACAAAGGTTAGTGGTCTTTCTCTAGATAAAAATCCAGGTTTAGCTACTCAGAAATACAAATTTGCCAAAAGAAATTATGCTGGGGCTAAACCAGATAACACATACATGGATTTAAGTTTAACTTTTACCGTTAACTTGAACGATGCCAACTCTATGTATGTCTTTAAAACATTAAGACAATGGTCTGATTTGGTCTACAATCCTTTAACTGGTGCTATGGGCTTAAAAACGGATTACACTGGAACTATAGTGGTCTCGATATTTAATAAGACCGGCGACGTTTTTAGAAGAATAACTTGCAGGGACACTTATCCGACCAAACCGATAACAGCGATGAACCTTAATTATACCTCGGCAGATATTTTTAAGATAACTGATATGGTCTGGGCAGTAGATTACTGGGATGATCAATTCCTTTAAAAAAGCAATATAAAAAATGGCTGGTTTACCACATTATACAAATTCTAGGGCAGCAATAAACAACTTCGAACCTGTTTATTTAAATCAATTTGAGGTTTTAATAAACCCTCCCTCTGGCATCGTAGATTCTAGTTTATCCTTTAGAGGTGAACAGATCTTAACCCAACAGGTGAAAAGTATAACTGGTTTAGCTGTTGATATCTTACCAAATGATTCAGTTACTCAGAATTATAAATTTGCATCTAGACGTTATGCAGGGGGTGAACCATCTACATCTGATATGACCCTAGCTATTGAGTTTGAGATAAATCTAAATGATGCAAACTCGATGACTGTTTATAAAATTTTAAGGCAATGGTCTGATTTAATATACAATCCTCTAACTGGTGCAATGGGACTAAAAACAGATTATGTTGGTTCAATGCTCATCTCGATTTTCAATAAAAGAGGGGACGTTTTTAGAAGGATCAGAATACCTTCTTGTTTTTTAAGCCAGGCCATAAATTCCATGGAGCTCGACTATGAGAATGCTGGAATCTATACAGTAACAGGTAATTGGATCTGTGACTACTGGGAAGATACTTTTCTCTAATTTTTGACTACTTTTCCATTTTTTGGTATATAATACATAAAATCTAAATTTATGTACGACAATTTTTTGTCCCCCGAAGAGATTCTAAGAAAAAAAGAAATGGACGGAGGATTTATTTACGATGATTTATCCGAGGATAAATCACAAGGATCTGCCAATGATGAAACCTCGCAAGATCCTGTAAAAAATAATCTGGGTAACCCTGATCCTAAACCTTTGATTAAGGAGAAGCAAATACCAAATCTAGGTAAGGCAGTTTCTGCAGCACCACACATAGCATCTGATGGCGGGTGGAAAAATCTACCTATTAGTATTATACCTACTGGTGGAATTTTTTATCCTGATGAAACAACTATGGCTATACGAGCTGCAGAGGTTAGGGAGATAAGGCATTTCTCCACCGTTGATGAGGACGATCTATTAGACCTTGAAGAAAAATTAAGTTTTATATTAGACCGATGTTTAAGAATTAAATTTCCAAACGAGGGAGTTTTATCTTATAAAGACCTGAAACAGGAGGATAGGTTTTTTATCATTATGGCTATCAGAGATTTGACCTTTGTGAAAGGTGAAAATTCTATATTACTTAAATCTAAGAAAGGATGTAATACAGCGGATTGTCCATTTAAAGATGGAATAGAATTAAGGACTGGTGTATTAACATCGTACAAATTGGACGAAAAAATTCTTACTTGCTATAATAAAAATTCTCTCTGCTTTGATTTCACAATTAAAAAGACAGGCAAAACTGTAAAAATGTTTATTCCTAGTATTGGTGTAACCCAAGAAATCACTAAGTACATAAAGGAAGCATCGAAGAAAAATATTCAGCTTGATGATGGATTTTTAAGAATAGCACCTTTCATTTTCGAAGATTGGAGGGATTTAACTTTTGAATCATTTGTAAACAGAATGAGGGAAAGCGATTACTGGAGTAAGGAAGAATACAACGTTTACTTTGAGCTTTCAGAGAGGATAAAAGTTGGAACTAAAATGCATGTCAGTCAAATCTGTCAAGTGTGCGGTGGAACGGAGGTCACCGCAGATATAACATTTCCCGGAGGGATCAGATCTCTTTTCCTTGTTTCAGATATCTTTGGGGAACTTCTTCGACCTTAAATTTAGGCTCTGGAACGAGCACGGGTTAAATCCCGATTGGATTGAAAGTATTCCTTTTTATGAATATCAAATTTGGATAGAGAAGCTTAATGATGTTATAGAAAAACAAAACGAGGAATCCCTTGAGGGCGAGGGTAAAAAACAACTTTTCAGTTTTAGTAAGAAGGGAAGGTAAATATATACAAAAAGACTTTAAACATAGATGGCCAGTGATATCAATTCTAAAGTTGCTTCACAATTATTAGATCTTAATAGAAATTTAGATAAGCTTACTGCTGAGGTAAAGAAAAACACACAGGCTACAAAAGAATATGCTACACAGCAGGAAGGAACCCCACCAGAGAATGAAAATATTAAATCCATTGCAGATTCTCTTAAAGGATTAGATGGTTTAAAGGAAATAGCGGATAATTTAAAAAAATTAGATTTGGCTGGTATATCTGAGAAGTTATCTGGTATACCTAAATCCTTTGATAATATTTTAGGAGGTGGTAAATTTAATCTAGGCGATATAGCCCAAAAATTTACAGAAAATAAAAAATCAGGATTTGATGTTAATAAGATACTTGGTGCATTTGCTGAAGGTGGTGTAGCAAAGAAAGAAGGGAATTATCTTGTTGGTGAGAAAGGTCCGGAGATAGTGAAACTTGATGCTGGCTCAGCTGTTATACCTTTAGATTCTAAAGATCTGATCAATGGTCTTTCTGAGATTCCTGAGATTGCAAAGTCTATAAAATCTAAGGAGATCAATCTTTTCGGGGATCTGGATAAACCTGGAATTATTCTCGGTGGAATAGAGAATATTAAAAATAGAATTTCGCTAAATAAGCTTAGAGAAAAATACGAGGAGGATTTAATAGACCAAGAGGGGTTAGAAAAAGATAAGCAAAATCCAGAGGTGCTTAAGAAGCTTGAGAAACAAAATGATATTATACAAAAAATAATAGATTATAGTGGTAATAAAGTTCAGAATGAACTAAACGCTACTAATAAAGAGTATTACGATTTATACAAAAAAGAACTGCCGAATGGACTATCGAAAGATGATCTAGTGTCTTTTAATAAAATATGGGATTCGATTTTAGGAGGATTGCCCCCTGGATCTGTAAACGATCTAACCACATCTAAGGGCCGTTTATTAGCAACCAAGATGCTTCTCAATGACAAGAAAAATGCATCTTCCTCTGTGGAATCCTCCGATGGTTCTACGGCTAAAGGTCAGCTTGGTGACAAATCAGAAGACACGAAAAAAAGCTCAGGTGATGTTTTACCTGGTGGGGAATCTGCAGTTAAAAATACTCCCGACGGACTTTTAAAATCTGAAAAGATTGTTACTGGTGGGGTACCCAAAGTTTCTTCACCAGAGCAAGGGGATTCGTCTTCCCCTAAAAAAACTGGTTCAGATATAATCTCAGATTCTGGTGGTAATGAGGCAGGTGATTCCCTTAAATCTATAGTAAAAGGTCAAGCTGACAAATTGATTTCTAAAATAATTCCAGGTGAAAAAACAAGAGGAATTGTCTCTGGAGGTTTAGATGAGCTACTTTCATCTGGAGGTTCAGAAAATAAGAAGAGTCTAACCAATCTTGCCACAAAAGCACCTTCTCCAAAACCACCAGATCTATCTGGTGATCTTAAAGGCCTGACTAGTGAAATATCTGGTCTTGTCAAGTCAAATGTAGAAACAGTGAAATCTAAAATTTCAGATAAAGTTTCGGGATTGGGCGGAAAAATATCTGAGAAAATTTCGGGGGGATCGAAACAAAATGTTTCGGAGGGAGATACAACTCCTATGAACTTAAACGAATCGATGGAGCAAATAAAAAGCTTACTTTCTAGAATGGCTGTTTCTTTAGAAGGGCCTTTAGAAGTAACCCCGTTAGATTCTCCTTTTAGACCAAATTCAAGAAAGGTTTAAAAAAAGATTTTTTTAGTTCAAATTTTTTTTTTACATTTATTTCTTAATCCCTAAGAATGTCATTTTCCCCAGCTTCAGGAAGCATTTATTTATCAATTTCTGATTTTTTGGATAATATATCCGGTCATGATTTTTCTAAATTTTTAGAATTTAGAAATTGGAGAATTCAACAAATTTATAATACTCAGAATGACACTAATGACATATTAATTTCTTGGGATAAATCAGAATTAAATAAAGATTCAGAATTTTTCTATACCAATTCCAAGGATCAGAGAATGGATTCCATTTATCTTAGAATGGCAAAGGTGTGGGGAGAGAATTCCTATTGCACAAGAATGAAAGTCGGATGTCTTGTTGTTAATCAAAAATCTATAATATCGGACGGATATAACGGATCCCCATCTGGATTTCTTAATCAATGTGAGAGCGAGGATAATATTACCCTCCCCCATATATTACATGCAGAAGCTAATGCTATAACAAAAATTGCAAAAAGTACACAGAGCTCTTACGGATCAACTTTATATGTTACTCTTTCCCCTTGTTTTGAGTGTTCAAAACTTATAATTCAATCGGGCATAAAAAGGGTGGTTTTTAACGAACTTTATAGAAAAACAGATTCAATTCCCTTTTTAGTCAGAGGAGGGGTTGAGATCTTAAAAATTGAACCAATGGAGTAGAATAATAGTAAAAAACAAAAAGAAATATAATGCTGAAACAAAAAGAAAAAAACATCCAGAATCTGGCAGAGGACTTTATTGTCAAAAAATGCGACATCTCCTTCAAAAAACTCTTCGAAAGACTAAAGCCAGGAGTCTCAAATCATTGTTTACTTATTCTCAAAGATCCAGATCTTGCAGAAGATGCTTTCCTTAACACCATGTCTAAGATCTGGACTAAAATAGATCAGTATGATATGGAGAGAGGAAACTTCTCTACCTGGTGTTATAATATCGCCAGAAATGAATCTCTCCTTTTAATAAAATCAAGAAAGAAAGTTCTAAGCTTTTCTGACAGTGATTTAGAATTTCTATGCTCCACCAATTCTCTAGGTGATTACGGGGGTAATTATCAAATGGATGATGATCCATCATTTAATTTATTTTGTGAAAAAAATAAAACCGATGACGTTTACGAATTGGTTTTAGAAGAAATCAAAGCTCTACCCGAATTATATAGAGATATAATGATTGATCGGGAAATCAATGGAATGAAATACAAGGATATTGCTGAGAAGTATAATATCAAAAAAAGATCAATTGCTACTCGGATTAGAAGAGCAAGGGGTAGGATACGTAAAAAAATGAGTGGGAAACAATAATACTAATTTTTAATATAAAAAAAGATTATGCTCAGATTATTTAAAGTCTTAAGGGAAATTAAGGTATATCGGGACTATTTAAAAATTGTCAAAAACGAGTCTTTAAACTCCCCTCTGTGGACTAGAAGAAATTTAAGGAGTGATTGGGTTGGCCGGATTTATACTGTTATAAATTTACCCCCACAAGTTACTCAATCCCCAGATCTTCCTAGAGAGGCTAGACCTTCTTTTGTTGTTAATGAGATTAAGCCTATAAATGACTATTTAAAATCTTTAAATCTCGAGGAGATTATTACAGTAGGGATTAAACCTGTTGAAGGCACAACGGAGGAATCCTATCTGGTTGTTTATCAATATGTTTTCAAGCATCTTACCCTGCTTTGGATTCTGAGATTTATTGTTGAGGTGGTTGCTTTAACCCTAATCTCTATTAAATTGTATAATTACTTTATATAAAAATATGCGTGATGCTTTAGAATTATATAAGATTGATATAGATGAAAAATTAAAGATTTTTTCAGATCCCAAATTCGTTTTTCATTCGGATGCCCATATTTATGAGTATGATGGTAGAAAATTCGAATCTGTAACTACCTTTATAAAAAATTTCAAGATCCCGTTTGATCGTGAATATTGGTCTAGAAAAAAAGCTATAGAAAGAGGAGTTGATCCCTCTGTGATACTTGAGGAATGGAACCAAAAATCATCTAAATCTTTAGTCTTAGGTAGAGAAGTTCATAAATATATTGAAGATTTTTGGATGGGACAAAATCCAGAAATGCCACAGGATGAAACTATAAAAGAAAGAGTCGAAAAATTTTTGGATTTCTATGAAAAGAAGTTAAAATATTTTTTACCCCTTAAATCAGAGCTTAAGATATTTTCAAAAAAATGGAGGATCTCTGGAACTATAGACCAGCCTTTCCTTTTTTGGGATGAAAAACAAAATCTTCCTCTCCTTGTGATTGGTGATTGGAAGACGAATGGCGAGTTTAAAGATGACGAGCATCCCAAAGGCAGATATAAAAAACTTCTTAGGCCTTTTTCACATCTCTGGGAAAACAGCCATAATGAATATTCAATACAGGTTAGCCTATATAGACTTATTTTGGAGGAGGAAGCTAATATAGTAACAGGCGGAGGATTTCTTTGCCATATTGGACCGGACGGACCTGCAAAATTTTACCCTGCTAAGGATTTAAGAGAGCCGCTTAGGGCATACCTCGAAAATAACAGATCAGAATCCGATATCTTTGATATTTAATAGGGAACAAAAAGATATAAACAAACTAAAAAAAATAAAAAATATGTCAATTCAAAAAGTTAATCAAGAAGAAATTATTTTATCTGGTCCAGAATCATCTGATGTCACAGATTTTGAAACACAAGAGACAACAGAAGTTCCTGAGAGTGATTTTATGTCTACGATTGATCAAGCAAAAATATCTGAGATCGAGTCTAAAATTCAGGAGAAGAAAGAGGAGATCAAGAATAAGGTTTATGCAGTTAATATGTCAGAGGCCACTTTTAATAAATTTTGTGATTTTATGTCAACCAAAGCAGAATGGTCTGGCACAGAGGCATTGGGTATTAAAGAGGTGAATAAGCAGCTTGAAAAAATTAACAAGGATGGTGGTGTTAAAAATTCTGTTATATACTTAGGAGCTTTACCCCTTGAAGCTAGCCACTATTTCCTTTCTAAATCAAAAGGAGCTGGCTTAAAATCGGCTGAGGATTTTCTAACCATATATAAAGCTCTAGATCAAGCTCTAAACGATGCTAAAAACGACGCGGTAGAGATAAAGAATTTAGAGAAGGAATTAAATGCATCTCTTCAAGGTATAGACCTTGCGTAGTAATAACCTCTATTAAAAATACTGGCCAGGATAATTCCTGGCTTTTTTTGTAGTTTGTTTTCAAATATATATAGATAAATCATTTAGCTATGAAGATAATTGAAAAAATGCAACAAAACATTTGGGCCATCTTGCTTTTCTTTGTTATTGTTGTATTTCTTAAGCAATGCTCTATAACTAGAGAGCAGAATAAAATATCAAAGGATATCAAGTCCATAAGAACACAAATAGACTCATTAGCGAGTAAGAGAGATGTTATAAGGGAAATCAAAATTGAAGGCCTAAAAACGTCAAAAAGAACATTGTACGATTGGAATTCTGTCATAAGGACAACAACTAGACCCGATGATAGAATGAATGAATATGACAAAGAAATAGAGGTGTTAGAAAAAACTAAATAAATTAGATGAAAAAAGGGTTAGTCCATTGGTTTATAATTTCCACATTTATCTCGTTGTATTTGATAGTTTCGATTATCTCTACAATACACGTTATTGAATTTTTTAGTCTTTCAAATCCATATTGGTTATCAGTTTCCCTAGCTATAGCTTTCGAGGTTGGAGCTGCTGCATCCCTAGCATCTCTTATAGTCTTGGATAAAATGAATAAACTGTTAGTTTGGGTACTTTTTATCACCCTGACTTTTATGCAGGCAATGGGAAATACCTACTATGCTTTCACCAATCTACACGATTACCAATCATGGATAGAATTATTTGGATTGGTTGACGAGGATGTAATATACCAAAAAAGAATGCTTTCCCTTATAAGCGGTGCTATACTTCCTCTTATAGCACTAGGTTTTATAAAATCATTAGTTGATTATATAAAACCATCGTCTGAGATTTTAGAAAAAAGTAAAGATGCACAGAAAAATGTAGAAATCTCGGACAATGAAACTGAAAAATCTGAAACACCTGTTTTTATTGAGAATCCCGGACGTGAAGAAAAACAGGAGAACGCCGTGATTGAAGATTTTAAACCCGATGAAATATCCGATCCCTTTGTAATCCAAGAAGATCTATCCCAGATTAATGATCAAAGTATCGGGGGGAACCAAATACAACCTGGGATACAGCACATTAATATGAAAAGAATAGAAGACCCAGTCTTACGTTATAGAGAGTCTCTAAAAAAATAATATAAATTAATTGAACGAGCAAGACCCAAATATATCTAACACCTTAAATTTTGACGGTGGAAATTCTTTAGGTGGTGGCATAGATTTACCCGGGGGTAATTCAACCTATGCGCAAAACCCTCTTCAGGGATCACCGACTGGTGGATTGTTTATTACCCAATACACAAATATAGCTAGGACCCAAGCTCAATTCACAAGAATAAATGCAACTTTTAGGGACTTTAATATCCAGCCTTCCCTCAGATTTTCTGGGGAAAAAATAAGGGTTACACAAAGGGCTGAAACTTTGGACTTTCTCGACCTTGCTTCTTTTTTTCATCCTATACAATCTTTTTCAGAGTTTCAAAAACAGACTTTCGTTATTAACCCAAGAAGTACCATTAATTTAGATCCTTTTAGTTTTACGACAACTAACGGGGAAGTATCTTTAATAATGGCTAGAGCATACTATCTTCCTGAGGCAACCCCGGAGTCAATGCTTCTTTTCTGGGATTATCAAGGGAATGATAGAAATGTTATGGGACAAATAATGGTCCTTAGTGGAGCTGTGAAAAACAGCTCAGCCTGGGAGGGATGGGACCTAAATCCTTTTACCGATGTAAATCACACTGATCCGGCAAACATCTCATTAGGTGGATTATCTTTTACTAATCCAACTGATCTGAATGTCAAGCTTTCAATATTAGTTTCTAGCTAAATGGCAACACAACCAATTATATGCCCGTATGAAGAGGTACCTGGATTTAGATTTTTCAGGGGTAATCTTGTTCTTGATGATGGGAAAACATCATCACCCCCAGTTTACATGTATCTCTCTGATATAATTTCTGAGGTTACCTCCTTTTCAAAATCTAGCGTGACAGTAAGGCCGAGTTCTTGTATACTTTTATCCCAAACAGATATAGGTGATAGTTTAGGTTATGTGAGCTTTATAGCTATCAGAGCTAATTTTGTCGGAGCTGGATACGAGACTAAAAAATATTACAACTGGACGTACGACGAGGTAACCTATACTTCCGGGGAGTTGCTAATACTTTCAGGCCCAAGCCTTTCAGCAACAACATCAATTTACGAAGGATGGTTTTTATCTAAGCCTGGGGTCTATTCACAGAGCGGGGGTATTCTATTATGCAATCCACATACCGATATTACTATAAAAATGGAAATTCTGGTTGCTCTTTAATTTATTGGGCTACCGTTAAATATATACATAAAAGTTAGTCCGGAAAAGATATATAACTAGTTAAAAAAATACGAAACCATGGATCTTATAAATCAAGTTAGACTTTTAAAGCAGCAAACTAATTCGGAGGAGGTCAAAAACCTATGTGAAAGTTTTCTGAAAGGTGAAATTCAAATTTCAGAAAGTCAACTAAACGAGATGACTTCCGATCTTCAAAATATTGGGGCATCTTACAACCCTCCTAAGGACCTAAGAGAGCAAATCAGAGACGAGGAGATTTCAGCATCCAAGAGAATAGCTGAATCTTTGATGAACAATTGGGAGGTAGGTAAAATTAAATCCCTTAACAACTCAGGCTCATATCTTTCATTGGAAAAGGAGATAAAGGAAAATGAATCAAACCTAGTTGAGTCACTGTCTCAGCATATATCTGATCCTAGTGCAAGATCCTTTGTTGAAACACAGGGACTAAACAATCTTGGAATACTTGAAGGATTGGATACCTTAAAAGGATGCGGGATAAATCAGCATCCAGGTTTTAAAATGATGGCTGAAAAATATTCCGGCTTAATCAAATATAAAAATATACCAGAAACGAGATTAATCCATGGATTTATTCACGAGTGCTCTGCTTTCAAATGGGACAGCGACGTAGAACAAGTTGTTGAATCAATTCAGAATAGGGCTGAGAAATACTCAAGAGAAATAGAGATAATCAAAGTTTTAGAATCAATACAAAATAGCGCTAATAGATCTTTTTATTCTGAACTTAGCGATTCTTTGAACGAGTGGATAGTTTCAAATGATAAATCCTCGGCTCTTTTAGCAAAAAATATTCAAAAATGGTCTTTTAATCCAGTTGTTAAAAACCTAATTAATTTTTTAACAATAAACGAATCAAAGGGAACAGGAAAACTTGAACTTCCTATTGTAAATCAGGGAGAATCTAGAGTGGAAAGAATTTATACTGCGGCTCACATCTCTGAAGGAGTTTCTATTTTCTTAATAGGAAACACCCTTTTTGAAATGAGCGACAACGGCTTAACAAAATTAGGATCTAACGGCATTAAAGGTCTTCCCAATGATTATGTAAATTTAATTTCAGCTCTAGCCAAGACTTATGTAAAAGTAAATGAGGATGGAGTTTTTGTAAATCTAGGAAGAAGCACAGTTAGATTAATAGAAGAGGATTTAGAAAAAAGTGTTTATTTTAATAATAAAAAAATTAAATTCAATACTTTAAATGAGCTTGGAAAATACCTCTCAATGGAAATCGGTTCTTTTATTGGAGGTGTGAATGAAAATGCAGTGGTTAAGGATGTTATTGAAATTTACAAAGGACTAGAAAACATCGTGGAACTTGATTTTGCTAAATCGATAGTTTCTAATATTTATGAAGGTGTTAGTATAAATCTTTTAAAGCACAATAATGAAATATACTTAAACCGCGTTAACGAATCAATGAGAGAGAATTCACTGTATAAAGTGAACGGAACTCAGGCTGTTCAAGCGGTGAAAGAATTTTTAAGATACGATATCTCTGAAGGATTAACCGAGTTTTTAGAAGGAGATCATAAGGTAAAATCAATAATGGTTAACGATAGAACCAAGGTTTTAGAAAATATCTCTAAGGTTGAATTAGAGATTGATAAGATAGAGTCATTGATAGAGTCAAGCACAGAATATGCACAATCAGAACAAATAAAATCTGCTCACAGATTGCTAAGTAATGAATTGGGCATTCTTAAAGAGAAGTGGAATCAAATAAATAACGAATTAAAAAAATTAGATTTCGGCATATCTCAATCTTGTGATTTGAACGAGGATAGCGCTTTTGATATTGGAGACTATATAAAAGTTAAAGAATCTGGTGAAACCGGAAAAATCATTTCGATCGACGGAACCTCTGGAAGATATACTGTTTTGTTAGATAATGGAAAAACATCTGATTTTATCGTAAATGAAATAGTTGATTTGGATACTGCTTTAAGTCAAGCAGCAGATAAAAATTCAGAAGAAAATCCAGAAGATTATGATGGTGAAGAGGAAGTTAAAGAGAATACTTTGAACAAATCAACTCTGTCTGTGGAAGAGCAGGTGAAGATATTAAAAAATCTTGCTAGCGGTCATGGATTCTCAAAAGCTCCTGGAACGAAAAAAGGAGATATAGATATTAAGGTAAATGATCTTCAGGGTTACAACCTAACAATGAATGAAACTTCAAAGAAGGAAGCAAGTTCTCAAGATACCTATGCTAAAGCACCAGGGGATAGCAAAATGGGAAGCCAAAAAAATGCTAATCCTAAAGGAAACCTATCATCTGCTCCGGTAGCTAAGGGAATGGTAAATGGAAAAACTGAGGGTAAAGATTCATTCCCAACAAATGCGCCAGAAACTAAGGGTAAATCTGATTTTGAAGCGGGAGATGAAACTGGATCTGACTATGAAACAGGATACAATTTAAGAGAGGGAAACATTGACGAGGATAACGATTTAAAAAAAAACTAAGTCGTAACTTTTACTTTGCTCCAAAGGCTGAGAATCAGAACGAGCCAGGAAAGAAATTTATAGATTCTCCTGACGGAAAATTTAGTAAAGCACCAACAGGTCAAAGTCCAATAAAGAAATATACAGAATACCAGGGGGAAGAGGAAGAGGAGTCTAAATAGGGAAAAAACAATACACAAAAAGAACACTATTCGTAGTGTTCTTTTTTTTGAAATATTATCATACATCTAATCTAAAAAGAATATCATTCCAAATAACCCAAAACTAAATGGCAAAAGACTATGTAAGAAATCCGGACCTCCTTGTGGCGGTAAAAGAATCCAAAAATCAAGGTAAGTTAACCCCTGAAACAATAAGGATGTTTAATTTAATGATACAAGGTATTTCAAAAAAAATGGCTTACAAAGATCAAGATGACAAAGACGATTGCATGGCTTTTGCAATGGAGGATCTTTGTAAATACTGGGATAGATTCAATCCTGAGAAATCTAATAACCCGTTTGCGTATTTCACTCAAATAGCTAAAAATGGTTTTGCAAAAGGATGGAAAAAGCTCCATCCCCCGAAAAATCCAAAGACTATTCCTTTTAGTTACATAACTGGCGATGATAACAGCTATAATGTTTAATCATTACCATGACAGATATAAAAAAAATAAAGCCTAGTGGCGAGTATAAATCTGGAAAATTTGAGCCTAGCAATCCCCAAAAATATATTGGAGACATCCACAATATAATTTACAGATCTTCGTGGGAGTACAGATTTTGTGTCTATTGTGATACAAATGAAAGCATACTAAAATGGTCCTCCGAGCCAATTGCTATAAAATACGTTAATCCCTTGGATAAAAAGGAGCATGATTATAATGTCGATTTTTATATAAAGGTTCAAGCTATCTCAGAGATCCAAGAGTGGATTATAGAGATCAAGCCTGAAAAACAAACTAAAAAACCTATATTCGAAGGGTCCAATGCAACACTACAAAAGCTAAAATCTTATAACAGGAACATGCAGATCTGGATAACGAATCAAGCTAAATTTAAAGCAGCAAAACACTGGGCGGAAAAAAGAGGTTTTAAATTCGGTGTAGTTGGTGAAAATTTTCTATTTAGAAGTAAATAATGAGCTATAAATCACTAGTAGAATCTTATAAGAATGAGTTTAAAAGCCAAGCTGATCTGGTTAAATCCACGGATAAAACATTCATGGACAAATATTCTAATGGGGATTCAGGATTTAGACCACCTTTCATTACTGGAACAATTTATTACTTTAAATACAATACTACAACAGAAATATCTAAGGATCGTAGTTTTATTAACAGGAATCCCCTTTTACTTTGCACAGATTATATGAGAGGAAGTAATGGAACTATAGTAATTGGGATAGATCTTATTACCGTGCCACCTTTTGAGAGAATAGAGATAATTTCTAGGGTTTATGATACCTTTAATAATACTATAGAATCTAACGAGAGCTCTTTAAATAAAGGGGGAAAGCAAACCCCTATCCAGTTTAGAAATGGTGTACTGGAGAGGTTGATGCGGGGGACTGGATATTCTAAATCCTTATTCGGATTTAAACTTGATTTTATAGATTCTGTTGTTGAGATAAAACTAGAGGATTGGTCTAAAATACCTTATTTAAGATCATCCTCCATAGAAGGGAAGAGCGTAGAAGAAATATATAAAGAATATAAAGTGAAATTAAAAGGCACATAGTGACTAAAAACATTTAAAATGGCAGGTTTTAACGATAGCACACCACAAGGATCTCCTGTAGTACAGAGGATAAGGGACTCCCTTAAAAGAATTAGTACTTTTGGAATGAAATATGACGATATGGTCATAAGAAATTCGCAGGCTGTTGGTGTAACGGAGGCTGCTTTTCTAAACAAAAATAAATCCAATGTAGAGGACGAGGCTATGCTTTGGACTCTTGCCAAGCAGGATATTGCAACAAAGCAATTTATCTCTTACTTTGATAAGGATTATAAGGGTAAACGTGATTATCTCAGAAAATTTTCACTTAATCCCGAAATAGAATGGGTTCTTGATACCTTATGTGACGAATCAGTTTCATACGATCCATCTAATTTCTTTGCATACCCTGATTTTTTAGACCTAACAGATATCAACGAAAAAATAAGGGATGAGATAAATGACACGTACAAGAGGATTTATGATATCTGGGGATTCACAGATGATATTACGGCTTGGCAATATTTTAGACAATTTCTTGTTGACGGATTTCTTTGCTTTGAAATAATTTACAATAATATTGGTGATGAAATTATAGGGTTCAAAGAGCTTGACCCCGTAACTATTATACCGTCAGTAGAAAAACAAGCAGATGGGTCTTTTCTTAGCACATGGATGCAATATCCTCAAGATCCTAGGAGAAGAAGAGTTCTATATGATCCCCAGATTATCTACATATCTTATGCAAAGGGTAACTCTGTTTCCCGTGTAAGTTATGTTGAAAGACTGATTAGACCTTATAATATACTTAGAATCATAGAATACACGAGAGTGATCTGGTCTGTTATGAATGCATCTTTTAAAATGAAGATGACCGTTCCGATAGGAACTAAATCACAACAGAAGGGAATGCAAACTCTAGGTGAACTGATGAGTATCTATAAAGAGGATATCCAGATGAACGATGACACCGGTGAATTGCTAGTTGATGGTAGACCCAAAATACAGTTCTATAAAAATTATTTAATGCCTTCAGGAGTAAACGGTACTCCACAGATAGAACCACTTACTATGGATGGTCCAAATTTGAACGATACAACTCCATTGAACTATTTCTTTGATAAATTCGTTCAAGAATCTAAAGTCCCAGCTTCTAGATTTCACGGACCTGACGGGGGAAATACATCAACTTACACTAATGCTGGGGACGGGTTAGATAAGGAGGAGATAAGATTTCAAAAATTTATTTCTAGGCTTAGATCTATATTTCAAGAGGTAATGACAAAGCCTCTTTGGATACAAATGATAAAAAAACATCCGAGCTTAGAAAAAGATTTCATGTTTAAAAGTCAGCTTGGTCTAAAATACTTTTCAGATAATCCATTTAAACTTAATCAAGAAATGGACATCATTAATAACAGGAAAGAATCACTTACCTCTATGATTTCACTAACTGGTGATGAGGATAAGCCTTATTTTTCAGTTCCTTTTCTTGTTGAAAACTTCTTAGGAATATCTCGACAGGATTTAACAGCAAATGCAGAAGCTATTAAAAGAAAGAAGAAAGAGAAAGAAAAGGAAGAGAAGAAAGGAAAGGGTAAGGATAAAAAAGACGAAGGTGAAATAACTTTATAAAAAAATGGCAGGATTTTTAGATGGGTTTAAACCCAATCAATCAGCGTTAGGTAACATCTTAAGAAGTTTGGGAAAAATCTCAAAGTTTGGGATGGAGTATGATGACATGGTTGTAAGAAACTCCCAAGCCATTGGAAAAAGCGAATCCCAATTTTTCAACCAGCAGGGAACTGGGTTTACTGAAAATGATGCTTTTTATTGGACCCTTTCCTATCAGGACACGAGAGTAAGAAAATACATTGCATACTTCGACAAAGATTATATTGAGAAAAGGAATTACCTCAGAAAATTTTCATTGAACGGAGAGATTGAATTTATACTTGACACAATAACTGACGAGTGTGTATCGTATAGTGATCGTAATTTTTTTGCTACACCCTCTTTTGTAAATATAGGGGACATGAAGGATAAAGTGAAAGAAAAAATTACTGAACATTATAATAGAATTTATAACGTTTTTGGATTTCAAAATACTATTCTAGCTTGGCAAGTATTTAAGCAATTCTTAATAGACGGCTTTCTTTCTTACGAGATAATTTATGACAGCAAGGGAAAGGAAATAATAGGTTTCAAGGAATTAGATCCAACATCACTTCAACCAGCTGTAGAGAAGATAAGTGAAACTGAATATAAGCAATTCTGGATTCAGTATCCTAAAAACCCACAAATGACAAGAAGACTCACTAATGAGCAGGTCATTTATATTTCGTATGCAAAAGGAAATGCTGTTTCAAGGGTTAGCTATGTCGAAAGATTAATAAGGTCTTATAACATACTTAGGATAATGGAAAATTCTAGGGTTATCTGGAATGTTATGAATGCTTCTTTTAGATTAAAATTTATTATCCCTACAGGAACACAATCACCACAAAAAGCTCTTCAAACTCTTGGTCAGATAATGTCTAACTACAAAGAGGAGTATTCTATTAATGATACATCTGGCGAATTAACTATAAACGGAAGGCCAAAAATACAGTTCTATAAAAATTATTTATTTCCTGAGCAAAACGGGCAAAGCCCAGAGGTATCTACCTTAAATCCAAGTGGTCCTGATTTTAATGTCATGGATAACGTTCTGTATTTTTTTAATAAGCTCAAAATGGATTCAAAAATACCTTATGCGAGGTTTGCATCTAGAGGAGCAACGCCAATTAATTCTCAGATTAGTATAGATGCATTGGAAAGAGACGAGATTAGATTTGAGAAGTTTTTAAGAAGACTTAGATCTATTTTTCAGGAGATATTAGTTAAGCCTCTCTATATCCAAATGTGTCTCGAATTCCCTGAATTATCAAAGGATAGAGCTTTTAAAACTAATCTTGGACTTGATTTTTATAGGGAGAGCGAATTTGAAGAACTCGTTCAACTTTCAAATTATAAAAAGAGAGCAGACTTTGTTACTGGACTAGGCGAATATAAAATGAAAATAGGTGAAGAAGAGGTACCATATTTTGACAAGGATTTCTTGGTTCAAAGGTTTATGCAATTAAGTCCGGACCAATTCAAACAAAATGCAGATTACAAAAAGAAAGAATCTGCAGAGGCGGAAAAAGCATCTAAAGAAAAAGAAGGTGGTGAAGAAGGTGGAGCGGAGGGAGCAGAGGGAGCAGCGGGAGCAGCTGAGGGGGAAAAAGAAGGCGGAGTAACACTATAATTCCAAAAACCTAAATCATTTATAACCAAGAGGAAAGTATATTTCTCCAAAATTTTTAAAAGTGGAAAAGAAAGTAAAGGATCTTTTAGCTGAAAGAAACCATTTTTCAGATATCAGAATTCTAGTTATTGGAGATGTTATGTTGGATCATTATCTCTACGGTAATGTTGAAAGGATTTCCCCGGAGGCTCCTGTACCTGTAGTTGTAAAATCCGATGAAAAGTTTTTCTTAGGTGGTGCGGGTAATGTTTTCTCTAATATTATTTCTTTAGGCGGAAAATGTGATTTGATATCTGCTCTAGGTGAAGATCAGAATTCTAGTTATATTAAAGATCTCGTGGTAAAGCATAGCTCTGGTAGTTTTTTATTCCTAGACTCATCAAGAATAACTACTGTAAAACAAAGGGTGATGTCGGGTCACCACCAGTTATTAAGAGTAGACTCTGAAACGACCCTCGATATAGATGGGTCGGTACAATCAAACATAATTCAGAAGGTAAAAGAAATAGCTAAAAAATATGACTGCATAATATTGTCTGATTATAACAAAGGAGTTTTAACCCCAGAAGTTATAAGGACTGTAATAATGGAATGCAGAGAATTAAATATACCTGTTATAGCAGACCCGAAGATTAAATATCTTGATTTTTATTCAGGATGTACTATCATAAAACCTAATTTTAAAGAATTTTTAAATCTGTGTGAAACCACTATCTCTCCTGACGATTTAGATTCGATAAGATCTTATGCAATAAAAATAAAAGATAGGTTCAGACTGGAAGCGGTTGTTATAACACTTTCTGATAGGGGAATATTTTATCTAGACCAGAATGAAAATTTCATGGGAGAAGCTTTTAAAATACCAGTCTCGGATGTTTCTGGCGCTGGTGATACTGTCCTTGCAGTGCTTGCACTTTGCTATTCTATAGGATTAGAAAAATCTTTTACTGTGGATCTGTGTAACATCGCCGGGTCTATTGCTTGTCAAAGAGTAGGATCAGCTTGTGTTACCCTGGATGATCTCAATTCACATCCTCATCTGAGAGAGAAATATTCATTCAAAAAATAATCTTTTCGAGATTAATTTTATTTCCATCCGTTTTCCTAGGATATTTTTTTTAATTTTAGTTCTATAATTATTTTTATGCTATCAGAATTAAAATTTCTCAGAACTCTTGAATCTTTAACTGGCGAAGGATCGCAGAAAAAGAAATCTTCAATGCTTAAGGATTGTCTAAATCATAGATTAGAATACATCCTTGATATTTGTTTTAATCCCTTTGTAACAACTAAATTACATAAGATTTCTATTCCAGGAACAAGCACCGATTATACAGGTGATATCTGGGAGGATTTTAAACAACTATTAGAGGAATTAAAAAAAGCTCCAGCTGCAACATTATTATTGAGGGAAAGGGCAGAGAGATTGCTCTCTGTAAAACTAACTGATAACCCTGAGGAAGATCTGGAGTTAAGAAAAACTCTTATGAAGATTCTAACTAAAAGAATGAATATAGGGATCGGGGCTAAAATTATAAACAAAGCTATCGGGAGAGAGCTGATCCCAGACCCATCTTTAATGCTTGCTACTGATGATCCGGATACCCTTAATTTGTGGAGTGAAATATTCTGTGAAGAGAAATACGATGGCGTGAGAGTGATAGCTCTTTACAAAAACGGGGAGATCTCTTATTTTACTAGAGCTTTTAATGAATTAGATTCATCATGCTTCCCTAAAATAAGCTTTGATCTTAAAACTTGTATGATAAATAGCGGACTTAAGGGTGATTGGTTTTTTGATGGCGAACTTACTGATCTAAACCGAAAATCTGTTAGTGGTAAGGTTACCCAGATTCTTAAAGGAACAGTTGATGAAAAAATAGAATCTGGAATAATTTTTAATGTTTTCGATTTAGAGGAAGCTGAAACACTTAATAACAAAATAGGGTTAATTAAATATCTGGATAGAAGACAAAATTTAGAATCTGTTTGCAGATATCTCCCAGGAGGATCCCCCGTCCAAATAGCTAGAATGTGGCAGCTTGATGAACCCTCACAGATAACTCCAATTTACAAGAATATAGTAAATCTAGGCGGTGAAGGTGTTATATGCAAAAACAACTCCCCGTATGAGTGTAAAAGATCTAAATCATGGGTTAAATTTAAAGAGGTGTCTGAGTGTGATCTTGTTATTACCGGATGGTTTCCAGGTGAAGGGAAGAGAGAAGGATTTATAGGAGGACTAATTTGCTCAGATCTTTCAGGAACACTACAAGTTAGAATAGGTGCTGGATTTACTGATGAGGATCTAAGGACACTCAGTAAAGATCCTGATTCTTTAATCTCTAAAATTACATCGGTTGAGTATAATGTTCCAATCACCGATAAAAATGGAAACCGGTCTTTATTTTTACCAAGATTTGTTGTCGTAAGGGAGGATAAAAAAACTCCAGATGATCTTTCCCCTCTGTTTTAAGAAACTCTATTATTTTTTTCTATAAAATCTTATATGATACAAGAACTTTTAACCGAAAAATTAAGACCTAAGGAATTAAAACATATGATTTTACCTCCTAGGATCTTTAAACTTTTTGAACAAGGATTAGGTCAAAACGTTTTACTCTGTGGATCCCCCGGATGTGGTAAGACTACGCTTGCTAAGATCCTAGCAAGTCCATTTCCTAGTCTTTTTATAAATGTTTCTGACGAGAGCTCTGTTGATACCATAAGGACGAAAATAAATGATTTTTGTTCTACCATATCTGTACTCGATGGAAAATCTTCGAAGAAAGTTGTTATTCTAGACGAGTTTGATGGAGCTTCAGATCAATTCTATAAAGCTCTCCGTGGAACTATTGAAAAATTTGCTTCTAATGCAAGATTTATAGCTACCTGTAACTATATCAATAAAGTTCCTGACGCTATACAAAGTAGATTTGAGGTTATTGATTTTAATCCTGTTTCTTCAGAGGAGGAGAACATGCTTAGTGACGAGTGGGTAAAAAGGATCAAGCTCATACTTTCTAAGCTTCAGATCCAATTTGATGACCAAGCCATAGAGGATTTTAAAAAATCTTTTTTTCCTGATTTTAGGTCTGCATTAATAAAAATACAGGCTTGGACTATAGAGGGTGTTAAGGTAATAGACTCGAATAAAATAAAAGAGATTGGATGGTCTTATGAGGATCTTTATAATTTGATTATATCTTCTAAGGATCCAGTTAAGAACTATCAAACAATTTGCGGGGAATATCAGGGAAAGGTTGAAGATGTCATGCAGGCTCTTGGCGATGAATTTATTAATTGGATTATCAATAATAAACCGGATCATAAAAAGATTATACCAGGAGTTATCATTTTAGTAGCAGAACATCAAGCTCAGAGAACACAAGTTATAGATCCTATGATATCCCTACTTTCCCTTGTCTTCCAAATACAAAAAATGATAGATTAAAAATGAATGGAAAGAAAATAAAGAGGATCATTATAGCAGGAAAGGGAGCTTCAGGAAAGGACTATCTGAGAAAATCTATGGAGTCTAAAGGATTTAAATATTGTATTTCCCATACGACAAGACCTAGAAGAAATGATGAAATTGAGGGTGTCGATTATTATTTCATAAATGATAACAGAGCTTCTGAAATGTGTGACAACTCAGAATTTTATGAACATGTTGTATTTAACGGATGGCTATACGGGACATCTAAGGAAGAATTTAATAAATCAAACCTTTTCATAATGACCCCGAAGGGGATAAGCGGATTAAAAAAAGACGACAGGGAGAATTCATTTATTGTTTATATCGATATTGAAGATACGGTTAGAACTAAAAGGTTATCTGAAAGAAATGATGTGGACATTGTGGAAAGAAGGGTAAAAGCAGATTTTTTAGATTTTTGTGATTTTGAAGACTATGATTTCAAAATAAAAGATCCAGAATTCAGACCAGATTATGAGTGGTGTAATTTAAAAATAATTGATAATGACTAATATTTGTATAGACGGTAACTATTTTTTTTACAAGACCTTCGGGGTTTTTACTGGATTTGATAAAGATACAGACCCTTCGAAAATACTTTCTGAGTATTCTCAAAGAAGTACTCTTATAAGAAAAGTAGCTACCGATCTCTGTTCATCTCTGAAAGAACTTCCAACCAGTGGAAGATTGATTTTCACTATGGATAGTCGAAGTTGGAGAAAAAACGTAGAAATAGAGGGTGGTGGATATAAATCAGCCAGGCATAAGAACGAGGAAGTTGACTGGAGCTCTTTTTTTGATCTTCTTAGAGAATTTGGTAATCATTTGGAGAAGAAAGGATTTATTTTTTCTAAAGTTGATAACTCTGAAGGGGATGATCTTGTAGCTTTCTGGGTTAATAAGTTTAGAGAAATAGGGGAGAATACTATTATAATCTCAGGGGATCAAGATTTACATCAACTGATTTATCAGGATGAAAATTCGTGGACATCCGTATGGAATAGCAATTCTAAAAGGAATATTTTATCCGTTGATGAGAATTGGAAAATACCTTCTGGGGTAAGTAAAAGAGTTGCAAGTGTTTTTGACATGGCATTTACTCTTTCTTCAGAGGCAGATAGACTTTCCGTATTACTTAAAAAATCACAAGTACAAAAAATAAACACCAAGGAATTTATTTTCAAAAAAATACTACTCGGAGATACTGGAGATTCTGTCCCAAGTGTTTGGGAGTATGAAAAAGAAAATAAAAAGGTAAGATTCACTGAGAAAAAAGTAGACCAATTATATTCTTTCTATTTAGAAAGTAAATGGGCAAATTTAGAATTTTCTGAGATTTTAGAGGATAAAGAATTTTTACAATGGGTCAGTAGCATGGTGCTTAAAATTTCAAAGGATATTGATAGCTCAGAAAAAAGGGAGAAGGTTGAAAAAAATTATTTAAGGAATGTTTCCCTTATGTGGCTTAATAAGAAAGTTATACCGAGTCATGTTACTGAAGGATGCCTTTTAGAAATAGATAGAGGAATGGCCTTGCCAAAAAAATCATTGATTTTTGATATGGTAAAAATTTTAGAGGGAAGTGACTGGATCACCCCTGGATTTGCACCAAAAGGATTCAACCCATTCGAAATATAATTTTATGGAATTATTTGATATAGTTAAAAAAATATTTATTCAGAGTCAATCTGAATGGGATAAGGTTTCAAAGAATGACAAAAACCGAAATTTTTTCATGCTGAATCGGATTATGGGAATACAGTTCCCTGTTCAGGCGAATCAATTTAATAAGTTGAAGGTAAATCCTCACCCAGTTATCGATTGGTGGCATGACAGTCTTTCACATAGATATAGTAAAACACCACCTTGGATTTTTACTAAAACCAACAAAAAAGAATCTTCTAAAGGGTCCTCATCTATAAAAGAGGAGGAAACGGAAAGATTTCTGATGCAATCCTTATCGATATCATCCCGTGATTTAGATTTACTTAAAAAATTTTATCCTGAGAGATATTCAAAATGGATAGATGACGTAAAAGATCAGATAGGTTTAAAAAAATAGAATATATAAGCTGATGGATAAGAAGTATACAAAAATAGTGGATAAGGTAATCTCTGGGTTAGACTGGGATGCAATTTTTGAGGTCAACAAGTCTTTTAAAATAGGTGTTGGCGAGGGGACACAAGCAATCGGTGGTATAAAAAGAAAAGCGTTTAGCCCTGGTATAACAAAGAATGATTACAAAGCTGAGTTAAAACATCTGCTCAAGCATGTAATAGAGAATGATATTGCTGAACTTTTTTATGGTACCTGGATGATATTTTGGACAAATTCTGATTGGGTACAGATAGAGAGCGATATAACTTTCGATGATTCAAGCGAGGATGACGGGATCCCACAGATACAGTTTGAAATAGATTCAACCCTGGAGGTAATATTCTCACCTCAAAGGATCATGGTTTTAGAAAATTCAAGCAAAGGTGGCACGATCAACGAGGATAGTGATGTCAATCGTTTGGAATCCATGCTTAAAAAAGCATTAGACCAAGAAAAATACGAACTTGCATCTAAAATCAGGGATATTATCATCCTACAAAAAGGAGAGCCCTACGAAGATAAATAGAGGTATGAAGCATATTAAATCTATTAACGAGTATTTTGACCCTGGTGTTTTTGGTGACACCTATGGTTACGGTGGGGCAAATGGTATCTTAAAAATAAATTATAAACCATTTAATGACCTCTCTGTCTCAGTTGGGCAGGATCCAAATATAGAAACCGATGTCAAAGGATCCGAGTTCAAGATTGGTGATGTTGTAATAGCGCAACCACTGAATGATAAGAAAAAACTTATCGGTGTAATAGTAAGGTCGTTCCGTGAACCAGGAAATAAGCAATATAGGTACTTTATTCAGGTCTATAACAAGGGAGCTAAAACCGAAAGAGTTATAGAGGTAAAGTCAGATTCCATTGACTTTGCAGAAGGCGGAGATCATGGTAATATGCAACAGAAATCTAGGGATAAATTTAATGAAATCCCACCAAAAGATTCCTACAATTCTAAGACAGTTTATAATTCATCTGAACTTGGGATAGAGACTACTGGGGGATAAGAAACTATAGACATCCTTGTATCTAGAATAATAAAGATGCCTATGATTTTTGGATTTAACCCGCCACGTGTTTCTTATATAGGTCCGAATTCAACTATTCTAAGTCCTATCTTAATAGCTAGCCAATTGGAGCTAGTTAACCTTATTGTAAGTTGTGTAGACTTTAATAAAAAACTAGGATTATCTCTAACGTGTATTGATTTCTCAGAAATACAATTCTCCCCTGATTTTTTTACATCTAGCTTAAATGAGGAGATTCCTGATGTTTATCAATCTTTAACTACTGCCCAGGAATTGATTGCAAGATCTGAATCTAGACTATGTCTCTTCATTCCAAAAAATTATTTCCTTGGATCACAGATACAAGAAATAAGGGATAAAACCTTTCAAATCATTTCTAAAACCTCTGAGATTTTAGAAGCTCTTGGAATAAACTACCCGTCTATAATAATCAGAGTTGGATCTGCTTACGGTAATAGGAAAAAAACATTAGCGTCTTTTTGCTCTTCAGTAAGAAATCTAGGTAAGGGTACTATCTCTAGAATTAGCATCATGAATGACGATAAGCCAAGTCTATTTTCAATCACTGATCTTTTGACTGGGGTCTTTTATGAAACTGGGATACCCTTAACATTTAGGATTCTTCCGCACCAATTCAATGATGGGGGTTTATCTATAAGGGAAGCCCTATTTTTATCTTGCTCAACATGGGTTGATAAAACTAAACCTTTATTCATTTACTCTGAATCGATGGATTACGACACAAACGGAATTCCTGTAACTTCGAAAGTTTCCGGGCATATTTCTCATAGAATTCCGACTTTTGGGATATCCCTTGATGTTATAATAGAGTCATCATTAAAAGAAGATGCATGTCTTAAGTATATGATGAATCATAAATCTCTTACACCCATAATAATTAACAGGATTAATACGAAATAATTAATTATTTTTATAGGATATTTTAAAAATTAAAAGATGTTTACAAAATCTGAAATTTCAAAATTTTTATATCTAGACATAGAAACCGCGTGTTGTTTTCCCAGTATTTCAGAATTAGAAAAGGACAACAAAAGATTATACGATCTCTGGAAAAAAAGGGATTCCTACTACAGAGGGGCATACCCGGAGATGAAGGACAAAACATGTGATGAAGTTTTTAAATCTAAAGCTGGTTTAGAACCTGAATTTTCTAAAATAGTTTGCATTTCTTTTGGTAGTTTTTCAGAGGGAATGGAGCCAAGACTAATCTCGTTTAATGGAGGTCCTGATGATGAGCTTGATATACTTTCTAAATCTCACAAGGTAATAAGTAATGCAGCGGCTAAAAATTGGAAACTGTGTGGTCATAATATCAAGGGATTCGATATACCTTTTATTGCAAGAAAATTAGTTTATAATAGCATTAAGCTACCTCAAAATTTAGAAATATGGAATAAAAAACCATGGGAGGTAGGAGTTATAGATACCAGCGAAATATTCTCTTTTGGTAGCTGGATGCATCAAAAATACCTCAGTCTAGATCTCTTATCTTGTTCTTTAAGTATAGAGTCACCCAAAGAAATAATGGATGGATCTTTGGTGAATGATTCATTTTGGGTCGATAAGGACTACGATAAAATAAAGATGTACTGTGAGTCAGATGTTTCTACGGTCATGAAAATAATGAAGCATATAACCTTCGACCTTTAGTCTTTAGCCTTTAAGATCCGATATATAGAAAAAACATATCGGATTTGAATTTCCCCGTTAAAAATTACCTCAATTTTCTTTTAGAGTCAGATTCTGAAAGTTTTACTAGTGAGTATGAAAGCTTATCTGGTCCCTTTTGGACTAAGAATGAAAAAGGGTCAGTATTCTTAAATGGTGATGTTTCGCGGAAGATCCTAGCACTTGTTGATGATTTAAAAATATCACTGCCATCAGAATTACATTCAAAAGAAATCAAAGATGTCCATTTAACCGGATCCCACCCAAGCTATGAAAATAGCGAAAATCCAGAAGCTGATATAGTGGTAATCCTCGATCTTTCTAATTTTGATGACTATGAAAAAAAAGACATCAAACAAAGAATTGATAGGCAAAGAAAAAAATGGAATATAAAAAACAAACCAAAAATAGATGGGGTTTTTCTGGATTTTGATATACATGACGATAACGATCCTCATGATGATTCTGCTCTATATTCCATAAAAAATAATTCTTGGATTAAAAGTCCTGATTCTGAAAACATTTACATAGACGACAAGGATGTTATAAAAAAATACTCAAGACTAACCTCCGAGATAGATCATTTGATAGACTCCCTAGAAACACCAGATCTTGGAAAGGATGAAAAATCGCAATATGTCTCTTATCTGAGACATATCTTAAATAGATTGGTCATAATGAGACAGGATTCCTCAAAAAGTAAGGATTTCCCACACATAGGAAATTTGTGTTATCGAAAGCTTAAAAAAGAAGGATATATAAAAAAATTAATCGGAGCTTTAGTTGATAATTCAAAATATCTTACAAAATAAAAAATGATTCTTTTATACCCATCACAGACTGAATATAAAATAGGATCTGACTTTCCTTTTTTAACTATACCCCTTGACCAAGCTAATGCTCAAACGGAATCTCTAGAGGATTTTCAATGGTGGGCATACTCTGATGATTTCCAAAAATGGTTAAAAGCTAATCCTAGACAATGGGTAGCAGATAGCGTTGACACATCCGGATATAAAAGCGAGACTGAACTTCTTGAAAGTTATCTCTCATTGAATCAAATCCCAGAGGAGGGCAAATCAAGCCTAAAGGTGAAATACACTTCCTTTGATGATTTTGTCCAAGCAATGAATGAGATCTCCGAGCCAACATCAGAACAACCTGCAGGAGCCAAACAAGGGGGAGATAAACAAAATTCTGCTGATGCTGCTTATGGTAAGGAAGCTGTGAAATTTCACTTTGCGTATAATAAGCTCCTATCCGATGGAAAGATCAAGGATGGCCTAAAATTTTCAAGTGTTGGTGCGGGTAACGATATAGCAGTTTTTATTGTTGTTGAGGATCCACAGACAGGAGCTAGTGTTGATGAAACATTAAAGGCTTTCAGAATGATTCCTAAAGAATCAAGCGGAGGATCTAAGATTATTTTAGTCGAAACGAATGAAACACTCCCTGGAGGTGCATTACCTGAGAACTCTGACTCTGAAAGCGTTTTTAAAAATGTAGTTCAAGATGGGTTTAAAGTTGCTGCTTACTCTGCAGCGGGCATTACACTTTTTGGTGTTTTAAAATGGGTTGGTGGAGGATTACTCGCAAGGAACGGTCTTAAAACAATACAAAAGTTCAGTCCAAAATCTCTGCTCAAGACATCAAAACCAAGCGTCAACATTTTAAAGCCATTGGCAGGAGGTGTAAAGAGTCTTTGGGGCGGGATTAGAAGTATGGCCACATTGAAAACCACACGTGATGTTTTAAAAACAGGCTCTGAATTTGTTAAGATTGGTAGAATGTATAAAACAGGTAACGCTGTTAAAAATTTTACGATGGGAGCAAAATTCGCTCTGAAGGGTAGTGCAAAGACAGGATCTAAATTGATACCTTTCGTGGGTGAGGTCCTCATGGTCATAGATGCTGTAGGATCTATTTGGAATTGGTATAGTAATAACCAAGCGCCAAGATATGGTGAACTTGAGGATTATAGCTGGATTAAGGCTGAATTTGACCCTAAATCTGTGGCGATAGGAAAACCGATTACCATTTGCTGGTCTCAACCTGCTGGCGGAACTTGGGGAGGAATAACCTCATTCTTATTCAATAATGAGACAAGAACCACAATGGAGCTTATCAAAGTGGCAGAGGAGAAGGGAGATTCTATTTTTATTTTAACTCAGGTAAATTCAAAAGATGTTCAAAAGCAAATTGCTGGTCATGAATTAACACTAGTTGCATTCAGTAACTCCGATGTTGTGGAAAGAGGCATCATAGATAACGAGGATCTGGAGTTTAAAATTTCTTACGTTGATGGAATTTCTAAGATTGCTTCCCAATTTAATTTCCAAGGGTATTGTGGATGGGACGAACTTCTTTCTGAGTATCAACAATCATCAGACCAGCTGATTATATCTGATCCATCGGCGCCTGGAGAATATTCTTTTAACTTCAAGGATTCTGAAGATAATGTGATTAATGTAGTTGGGGAAAAAGTAACTGATCAGCAATTAGAAAAATACAGCGATCAAGATCTTATTAATATATTCGGGGTTGATCCGGTTAAAAGTGAGCTTTCTCCAACTTCCTCTAAAAACGAGTCAGAGGAATTCACACAATCAGCTAGTGTTATCACTTTCTCAGATTTCCACAATCTTAATATGTTCGAGGAAGGGACTTCGGCTGTTAGTAAACCTGTAGCAAAAGCGGACGCAGCAGGTAGCGGTGCATCTTCTATTGCTGATCTATCGCCTGAACAAAAATCAACTCCAGCGGAATTAGCCATATACTTAGTCACAAACAAAGAATATGCTAACCCCCAGTTAAGGGGAAAATTCGGGACAGGAAAATTTACAAATTTTATTGTTGACCCTGAAGAATATACTGCTCAAGAAGGAACACCAATAACGGTTGAAATTAATAGCGACGAGCTACTTCCTAGTACTAAAGCTGGTATTTACACCTACCAAGAATCTGCAGAGGTAACGGAGCCAAGAAAGAAGGAGGAGAAGGAGCCTAAAAAAGAGGAGCCTAAAAAAGGAGAGGATGAAGGTGATATAGTTGAGGAGGATCCAACAAAACGCAAAGACTATTACGTTTCAACTTCCCCTGAAGACGTGGTGATTAAAAATAAAAGACACGCTTTAATTATAAGGGACAGATCCGACGATAGCGGGATTAATATCTTTGATAAATTCCTGACAGACAAAGATAAAGAGGTGCTTAAAATAGAGAACTGGAAAAGCATATCATCAGCCAAGGAAGTGTTTGACTCTAGAGGGGATGTTACAAAGGTTAAGCTCTGGAATAGATACGCCCCATGGGGGGATAGGAAAAGAGTCTATACTGTAACTGACGGTGAGTCTTTTGAGCTGGCAAAGAAATTTGCAGAGGAGGTAAAAGATAGAATAAAATACGATTAAAATCAAAAAATTAGAAAGGGTTTTTGATATATAAACAATAATAAAAAATAAACTGAAGATGTTTAAAAACAACAGTGATATCTTACTAAACGAACAAATGGTTTTCATGGTTGAAAAGCAGGAGTTTTTTTTAGAGTCTAAAAAAGAGTCATCGAGTGGAGATTACGTCCTTGAGGGGATAGCAGCTGTTTTTGGGAAAGTTAACAATAACAATAGAATCTACGAGGAAGCTGAGTATTTGCCACATCTCGATTATCTTAAAGACAAGATCAATCAAAAGAGGCTTTTGGGTGAATTAGATCATCCTGAAAAGTTTGACGTTTCTCTTAAGAATATCTCTCACATGATAACCGATCTTAATTACGATAAATCTGGTCGTAAATTATTGATCAAAGTGCAACTGCTTGATACACCAGCTGGACAAATTGCTAAAAATCTAGTTGATGCTGGGGTACCTCTTTCCATCTCTTCTAGAGCTGCTGGTCAGGTTGGTCCAGATAAGAAGGTGCAGATCAAAAAGATCTTCACCTATGATCTTGTTGCTGATCCTGGATTTGAGAATGCTCAGCTTAAAAGAGTTTATGAAAGTGCTGGTTTTACAGAGGATGAATTTAAGACCTACCAGTCTAATAGTATACTAAATAATTTAGAGTGTTTAAACGAATCATTCGGTCTAGAAAATGAATCGGCATTGAAGATATATAAAGTTGATAACAATGAGGAGTTTATCAATCTTATTAACAAAACAGAAATTAAAAATAAAAATTTCCTTATGGAAAATAATGAATTTGTAACATCTAACGAGCTCAATCAATATTCAATTCTTTTGAAAAAAGAAATTGATTCTATCAAGTCTTCTATCACAGATATTAAGAAAGAAAAAATAGAATTGAGCGAATCAGATTCCAAGCATTCTTCTGAGAATGAAATGAAGCTTCAAGAGAGAGTAGAAAAATTAGAAAAGTATGCGGAGTACTTATCTGAGAATCTTCAGAATTCTATAAGTTATGGGGAATACCTTGCTGAGAATTTGGATAATTCAATCTCTTATAGCAAGTATTTGGCTGAGAACCTAGATAAGAACATATCTTATTCTAAGTACCTAGCTGAGAATGTTGATAAATCTATTTCTTATTCTGAGTATGTTGCAGAGAATGTTGATAAGAATATAGAATACTCTAAATACTTAGCGGAAAAATTGGACAATAACATTTCATACTCTGAGTATCTAGCTGAGAATTTAGATAATGGTATTGCTTACAGCGAATACATTGCAGAAAATCTAGACAAAGGGATAGCTTACAGCGAATACATTGCTGAGAATTTAGAAAAAGGAATATCTTATACTGAATATGTTGCTGAAAAAGTTAATAACGGTATAGAGTATACTGAATACGTTGCTGAAAATCTGAACAAAAACATCGAATATTCTGATTATCTTGCTG